ATGAAGAGGGGGGGTAGGACTTGCGCACCCCCTCCCCCCCTCTTTATATTTTTATATTTATTCTTCTACTTCTTTTGTAACCTTTATAAACATACCAGATATGTTTTCAGAAACTATCTCATCAACAATCAGTTCTATAGCTTGTCTCTGATCTACTTCTGAAAGTTCTTCTGAAGAGAAGGTAAGTCTACCCAACAAAGCACATGTGTTGTAGCCATGTGTTGTGTCATAAGTAAACCAGTTCCGGAAGTCATCGAAAGGATCATAAGGATTGTCTTTAGTTGTTACCATAGTTCTGATTACTTTATTACCCATCCTTAATCACCTCCAAGTAAAGTTTAAAGTTTTTGTTTAAGTTGTTTGTGTATACTTCTTTGAGTAGACTAAACCAAACCACTTACTAACCACCTTGTAGTGATCTATCTAGTGTTGATGTTGAGACTCCAAGGCGAGCTGCTACCTCAGCTCTAGTATAGTCACCAGTACTAAGTAAGGCTTGAGCTTGCTTAGTCTTGGCATCTGTCATTAATAGTTTAGCTCTTGGTGTGGCTAGCTCTCTGACTTTATCCATGTCTGAGTTGTCTAGTATTGACCTGAGTTTAGTATCACTTACTGCTCCAGCTTGAATAGCTTCCCATTCTTTAGGCTCAATAACTATCTTCTCTTTCTTAGCGCCTACTCTATTGCGGGCCTCTGTTAATGCCTGGCCGTTTAACTTCTTTTCAGAAGCTCGATCCATATGTGGATTTGCTTGCTTCTTCTGCTCCATGATTTCATTAGCTAGAATCTGAGCCCGTCTTTCACGAGGGGCGTTTTCTTTTGCTATGCGGAGTTTAACATCTAGAGAAGAAACTTCTTTCTCGTAAACTTTCTTTGCAGAGGGGGATGAGATAGCGCCTGGGGTATTAATCATTTCAAGTCTTGCTTTGTTAGCCATAGCTTTTAGTCTGTTTGAATGATTAGCATACAGTCTTTCAACTGGTGTACCAGAAGAAAGATCATGAGCATCTTTTGCTAATTCAAGTTCCTCAAACTTCCTTAAGCTTAACTCTCCCGTTTTACTATTTACCCTACCTGTTGGCTCCCAAACAAGCTCGCCAGTCTTTCGGTCTATTGGCCCACCGTTTCTTGCCCTACGTGGTATGACCTCAGGAACCCTTATGTCACGGCCAGCCCTAGAGATAATAGTAGAAGCTCCACCGCTACCATCAGCTTTACGTTGATACTTTTCTTGCAGGGCCCTAATGCGGTTATCTTTCTCTGACTGCTTATAATTCAATCTGTGTTTTTCAGCGTCAATAACAACCATTGAATGGCGAACTGCTGCAGCTAACTCAGTCTCAGAAGCCCCATGCAAAGTCATGTCTGTGATTAGGTTAGAGATAACACCCATCTGCTTTTGTGTGTCGCCCATAATTTTCATACCTGGGTATTCTCGGTATGTTTCTCTGGGGTTAAAGTTCTTTAAACCTTCTAAAGCAGGCGTTGATCTTATTCTACCTTTATCATTTGGTATAACTAATACCGTGTCTCCATCAAAGTCCGCTCCAGACAAACGTTCCGCAACTTGTGCGTTTATTGCCACTGCATCTTTAGCGCCTTTAAGAAGTTTATTAGCTTCCCTGTTCTTGTTGTTAACAACGAGAAGTGGGATTTCGAAAGTTCCTCCATGCGGGTAGCGTATTAGAGATACTTTTGTGCCGTTATCATAATTAGGGGCGTAGACTTCTGTCGGTGATAATGAATTAATAGGTAGTATCGCATACCATGCTTGACCAGGAAGACTTGCTGCCTTTAGGTGAACGGACGCGGCATCAGTTCCATCTGCAAACTCTTGAAGAAGTTTAGATTTAACTGTTGGATTAGTTAACGCCATGATTTCATCAAGTTCAGCTTGCCGCTGTTTATAGGTGGTGTCTAAACGCTCTCTAATAAGTTTTGGTTCTTGTTTAGAAAGAACTTGCGAGGCTATGGATTTTGACCATGCTCCCCAATTACCCTCTTCATTGACAATGTTTACTGCTGACTTGTTAACTTCTAACCCAGTTTTTGGATCTTTCTCTGTTATTTGTCTACGAATTACAGCGCCAAAAGGATTATCTGGATCATCGGTTAACTTCTTTAAAGCATCAAGTTTGTTGTTAGTTCTTTCTTTATTAGTATTAAATTGTATATCGACTCCTGCAGGCAGATCATCTTTATACATAGCCATACCTTTTAGGTAGTGCTCTGGACCTACTTTAATACGGACTTGAGCGTAACGAGATCCTCCAAGATCTAAATCTTTAACTCCTGGACGGATATACATTACTCCATCTAAAGCCGACCCTCCATCAGGCCCATAGACGACGTCAATTCTTTTTGGATTGATTGATATCGGTGGAAGAATCCCTAATGTAGACTTTCCAGTATCGTCTAAACGCTCGTTAAGCATCCGTATTTTATTTCGGTTTTTAACGGCGTCGCCCCAACTTGTACCAGGTTTCGCAAGCACTCTAAGTTTTGTGTCATAAACTGTTCCAAGCTGAGGAACCGGAACGTTTGAGTGAACTTCGTAACCTTCTGCTTTCAACATAGACAAAGCGACTTTTAAACGCTCTTCACTCACATTCAAGTACATTTCTGTACCTATACCGACATCCAACCAATCAACTTTATTAACCTGATCTCTTAAAATATTAGTTACTGTTTCAATAACATCATTTTTCATTTTAGCGGCTGGAGCAAGAAGAGTTCTAAATGTTGATTCTGGAATCCCCATTTGCTCGGATGCTGCTTTATCTGACATCTGCTTGGTGTATTTAAGATATTCAGCAGTTTTTATTCGTTCTTGTTGTCTCTCATTTTTAGCAATAGTCTTAAACGCCCGAAGATCTGCTACAGACATTTCAAAACTTTTTGCAATTTCAGCTTCTGTAAATTTATCTTCTTTTCTCAGCTTTTCAACCATATCAAGAAAGGTTCGACTATTCTTGACATTTCCACCAGATCCCCAAGGGTATCGACCAGATTTTCTGGGAGTACCATAATGTTCAAGATAAACGTCTTCATCAATGTACATTATTTACCCCCTTTTCTAAGAATAGTTGATTCGACGAATTTCTTCAATATAACTGACGTGTTCCACAATAGTCCTCATGATGTTATCAATTGCTTCTGGAAAAGGTTCAAAAATGCGAATTTCATCTCTTTGATAGATTCTAAGTTCTATAGAAATGTCGTAAGGGCTTATCTCATACTCTAAACAAAATAGAGCAGCGTATACCTCAAGTTGTTTTTCGCTAGTTTTTGTAATGCCAGTTTTTAAATCATGAATTCTTAATTTGTTCCTCCGAAAACAAATAGCGTCTGCCGTGCCAAAACAATGTTCAGAGTAAAAAAGAGTTTGCTCAGAAGTCATTTTGTAATTTATAGCGTCATTGACATAAGTTGCGAGCGCCATATTGGATCTCGACAATTTAACGCCTAACATTATAGCATTGTGAGCTAGTTTGTGTAAATCGTCGCCGCGCCTAGCTGCTTGCGCAGAGCTGTATCTAGCTTCTAGTTTTTGTTCGTCATAATTTATCCAATGATAATTACTTGGACTTAGAAAGGCGTGTTTATCTTTTAAGTCCAAATGCTGATTGAAGCGCATCTAATACCTCTTCTTCATTTTCTGGGTAAATAAACGCCGCAAAAGACATTTGGTTAAGCGTCTTGACATAATACTCTTGATTTGGTTGGGCGTCTTCATTGATAGAACGCTTAACTTCAAGCATAGCCCATCTATCTTCATATAAAACAAGTAAGTCTGGTATACCTTGAATCTTAGACGGATCATTCTTGATAATGAGACAGCCGGGCAAGCAGTCATAGATCTTTTTAATAAGATCATACTGATATTTAGACTCTCGCATCGATTGTCCTCCAAAAAATGAAATAAATGTTTCTAATATACCTCTTCTCTCTATTACAATCGTTGTAAATACTAATACTGTATACGTCATGTAAAACAGTAGACACTTCTTGTCGGGTAGATGGCTACCCCTTGTAGGGCGGAGGTTAAAAGATCGTCAAACAACACACCTTCTTTGATACCGGCTTCTATTATCGAAGAATAGACCTCTCCTGTTTGTAGGTTGAGTATTTGTTTTGAGTAATACTCAGATGGGTACACCGGTTTGAATTGCCTTGAATACTTCTGAGCAAACCAAGCAGGCCGCCAAGCCAAGTTACGATAATAAAGATTACTCTTATCGTTGTCTAACACAATAACTGTGTCTGGAATCGCCGACTTGTGGAACCCTGGTGAGATTGCTGGCTTAGCCACAAAGTGTTCGGCTACCAAAACTCTTACGGACCTGGTAAGTCTTACACCTCCTTCAGACAATGTGACCTTATAGTCACCTTGCATAGTTCTACTTTCAGACATGAGACGTTCTAGCCTTCTATTGTATACAGAGCCATAGTTATTTATGAGGTAATTACCCATACCTTTGATGGGTACCCACTCTTCATCGGACAATTTTTACTCCTGCCTTGTAGGGGGGCGTCGTTTTTGACGAATTTCGGGGTTAAAAAAGTATTAGGGAAAATGTCATCCTTATACTACATACTACACCAAGATCAGTCGTATAAGGTATACTAAATCTATAGAACTTTTTGACAAAAATATATGACGCGAACGACGCCGCTCAAAATAGTGCCGTTTAAACGACTTTCGTGTAGTTTCATACACTTTTCTACTTATTTTAACAGCTTTTTCGTCCTGAAAAGGCGTCATATTTGAACACGTTTTTTCAAAGTTTCTCATCAACACTGCTCAAGTTCGATAGAATCAATCAATTTATCATAGAATTTTCGCTCATTGAAGCTTTTTTTTGAGGCCAATGATTCCTTAATTCCTCGATCGATCACCGAATTCGACGCCAAGATATAGTAGTAAAGGACGTCAAATGGGGTATTCAGCCGGTCAATTCTACCCTGACATTGCTCAAAGTTCTTGTACGAATATGTCATTGAGTACATGATCATAGCGTTCGTATCTACACAATTCCAACCTTCTGCTCCCGATGTGTACTGCACAAGATACACCCATTTATCAGTGTCTGGGATAGGCTGCTTACGATGCCCATTCCACTCCGCGACGGTGATGTCATCAGCAAGCGTCCTGAGAATCTCAAGCTCGAAGTTGAAGGTGTAGAAGATGATTAGTTTGTCATGACACGTCATCAGTTTGCGAACCATCTCAAGACGAGACGGGTGTTCGTTCACAACGCGTCTCATCAGTCTAAAGACTTCTGCGATGTCGCGGACGGGAGCATCATCGTAAGGATTCCACCGACGAACAAACACGGTGTTAAACAGATTATGGTTGTACTCAACATCGATGTAGTTGATCACCCGCGTGGTATGTCGCTCGTATGGCATCTCTACAAGAACATCGTTACGCAGTACTTCGAGCCTCTGCTCGTTGAGGTAACCTTTGATCTTTGGGTATTTTGAGAAGGCTTCGTATACTACGTGCTGCATTTTGAAGTCAGTGATGTTCTTGTAAAACCCGTTGGCTATAAAGACGGGGGCATAATCCAACCACGAGTCTCCTGGGGTAGCGCTGAGAAGAATCCATCTGTTGTTTCTGGAAATTTTGAGGAATGACTTAACCCAAGCTCCATTTCCAACCAATCTCTGCTCGTCAAAGATGAAGAACCGATCTTGTAGACCCTCAAACTTACTAATGTTGTTCCAGGACTCCACGATGAGAGCGCCGTCTGAAGTATACTCTTGAGCTGTTGAAATTCCAAACCTTGCTGCTTCTGTTTCCCAATCCATACTATCACGCTTCTTGGCGGTTGTGATGACGACGATGTCACGAGGTGACTCCTTTTCTTTGTAGTACGATAGTACTGTCCGGGTTTTACCGCTCCCAACACCGCCGTGTAAGATTTTACCGTTTCCTAGATTTTTTACTGCTTCTTCCTGATGCGGTTGTAACTCATGCATAGTCAGTACGTACTCATCTACTTGTAGGGCTAAGTTATTCATAATTACATCCTTATACGACTAAAAAATAAAACCGTTGTGGACAAAAAGGAAAGGGGCTGTATCAGCCCCCAACCTTTTGAGTTCTCCTCAGGTCAGTCTTCAACCTTTTCGTAACCGAGCAGGGTTCCGGTCTCGTCCTCCACGAAGACGTAGTACCCGGGCTCCGTCAACGATCCGTTCTTGATGTCTTGATCGATCCGCTCCGCGTATGGCGGGAACTTCTTGATCCAGGCTTCAGGAACGACCGAAATCGTTTCCAGGGACACGTGGTCCACGCGGCACGAGCCGTCACTCCAGAATGAGGTTACTGCAAGCATGTTAACTCCTTTGTAGGTTTCTCTCATTATAAGCGCTGTAAAAACTACGGTTTCACGATGACCCGAGTCATTACTGCGTCATAGTTACCATCGGCAAGAATGATCCCCACCATTACAGTCGGTACAATCTCGAATGGAATATCAACGCCGTGGTAGATGAAGCTATGATGTGTTTCTGAGTCTACCTCAGGCTTCACGCCTCCGTTGATAGCCGCGATGAGCGGAATGGTGTTCTCTTCAATCGGGATGATAATCATCAGTTCTTCTTTGCTTCGAAGTAGTTCTTCAGTATGTCTGAAACGGTAGTGTCAGTAATCTTGCTGGCGGTTTCGGCCTTCTTCTCCATGAACTTAGCGTGGGAGAGAATTCCTGCCGCGTAAGCAGAGCCAAAACCAAAGACGGTCAAAGCTCCTAAGACATAACCTGCTGCGAACTTCATTACTTTCCTCCTGTTGATTGACAAATTAAAAAAGGAAAAGCACCGTGATTGGTGCTCGTCCTTTTGAGGTTGTTACCTCGGGTCTTCTCAGATGTCAGCGGTCAGCAGCCGCCGCACACCCTTCCGCACCGACGCATCGTGGTACCCGGCGATCCCCGCGTTGACAGCGTTGATGGCACCGAGTCCGGCGAAGACGGTGACGATGGTGTACAGGACGACCTTGATGGCCTTCTTCATGGAAGTCTCCTTTGTAGGTGGTTATCTCATTATAAGCGTTGTAATTTTTGTTGACAAGAAGAAAGCCCTTGTCAGGGGCTCGCTTCTTTTGATTACCTTTCAGTCAGTTCTTCATCCGACGCTTGACCTCCTTCTCCCAGGTCCGGGAGTTGCGCTCGTTGGTCGCCACCTCCACCGTCTTCAGGATCGTTCCTGCGATCCCGGCGACGACGGTGATGACGATGTACGGCTGCTCCTCCCAGACCTGCTTGGTCTTGGTCTTGAGCTGGTGGATGTTCATGATTCCTCCTGTTTGTTCTCTCATTATAAGAGCTGTAAATAATGCGGACAAAAAAGAGAAATCCTTGTAGGTTTTACGCTACAAGGACTATCTCTTTCGAGACTGCTCTAGCTGAACAGTCGTCCGATCACGTTGGCGGCCCCCCGGATCACCCTGCGCATGAACAGCCCGGTCATCGTGATGATGATCAGGCAGCCCAACAGGATGGTGCCGAGGAACGCGTTGACGGTGGATGCGAACATGGTGCTCCTTTAGTAGGTTGTCTCTCATTATAGGAGCTGTAATTTTTGTGCTATCCTTCGTCTAAATCTTCTGTAAGAAAATTAAACATGTGGTCCACGCGTTCTTGATACAATCCATCTATCAATCCTTGAAGAACACCTTCTAGCTCGTCGAAATTTCTCTGTAGGATTCGTGCTCTGAATTCAACATAGGCGATTGCTGCTACACCAATACCTATAGGAAAGACAAATTTATTAAACATAGTAACTCCTTTTCAAAAAGGAAAAGCACCGCAATAGTGATGCTAATCCTTTAACCTGTTAAGGTCAGTTAGTTGAGGCTGTTGGCGTAGAACGTCCTCAGACCTTCGAGTTCTTCGTGCGCTTCGTCAAGCTCGTCCAACACCTGGATGTGCTCCTGGTAGAGGTGGTACAAGTTCCACGAAAGCACCGCGAGCGCGATGATCTGGATAAGTGCAATCAACAGTACGAACAACATTTCTGTCTCCTTCTGTGGTTATCTCATTATACGCGCTGTAAATAATGTGGACAAAAATAAGAAGCCTTGTCAAGACTAGACTTCTTATTTTGAGGTTACTACCTCGTGGGGTGTTATGGGTTCACTTCTTCGCCTTGGTGGCGAGGAGAGCGGCCAGACCAGTGAGCAGCATGGTGACCGCCCGCGTACGGGCCTTCTCCTTGCGGCGCTGTTCTGATCGCTGTCGGTTCGCTTCGACCAAGTCGAAGAAACGTGTTCCAGCCATGTCAACTCCTTGTTGTAGGTTTCTCTCATTATAAGCGTTGTAAATAATGCGGACAAGAAGAAAGCCCTTGTCGGGGGCTCCCTTCTATTGATAACTCAGGTGTTGATGTGTCGGTCGTTGCCGGCCAAACCAGTCTGCTCATCCTTCAAGGCCTCGATCGTGCGCGTCATCACCAACATCTTCTGATGCTGGCGATAGATCACATAAGCGAGGACCATGACGATGGTTCCCATGGTGTAGCTGTAAAGCGTCCAAAACAACATTTCTGTCTCCTTTGTTTCTCTCATTATAGGAGCTGTAAAAAATGTGGACAAAAAGGTTAGGGGTGTTGCCACCCCTTTCCTTTTCAGTTGTTGAGCTCTTCCCAGTGCTCGGGGCTGTAGAACTCCATCGGGTCGATGTCACGCTCGCCCAAGAACTCGTAGAACTGCCTGATGTTGCGCTGCTGGATGGCGATCGCCGTCATAGCGATGGCCCCCCAGACGTACGCAGACTTCTTCTCTTCGTAGTGGTTCTTGAGCTTGGTAACACCAGCCTTGATCTTGTCCTTCATGGTTCCTCCGTTGGTAGGTGGTTGTCTCATTATAAGCGTTGTAAATAATGTGGACAAAAAAGAGAAGCCCCGTAGTTTTTACGCTACGAGACTTCTCTCCGTGAGTTACTTCGCCTTCTTGGCGGCGTCGTCGAGGATCTTCTCGTTGATCTTCTCGATCTTCTTCTCCCGGCGGTCCGCGACGCGGTTGCCGATGGCGGTCTTCGCCTTGTCCCAGTTGCGCGCGGCGACGGTACCCAGCAGGGCACCAGCGCCGAACACGACTGCGGTGGCGAGGAACGCACCGGTCTCCGTGTCTTCGGTCTCGTCGTTGAAGTCGATCTCGTCGTTCACGATCTCGTCCATTTCAATTCCTCCGTTTGGTAGGGTGTTTCTCTCATTATAAGAGCTGTAATTTTTGCGGTTTATTACTCTTCTAAGTATGGATAAACAATGAAACTTACAAGCCTTTGGTTTGGGCCAGCTTTGAACATGGGATTCATAACCAAAGCATAGGGATGCTTTTCGTATAAATTGAGCAGCTCATCTTCAAGATATACAAAACCGACAGTTTCACTATCAATTAGTATTGGTACGCGTTTCATGGTGCCCCCAGTGGGATTCGAACCCACACGACTTTTTAAAGTCCTTCGGGTTTAAGCCGAATGCGTCTGCCTGATTTCGCCATGGGGGCTGGTGGCTACACGTCTGTCAAGTCCTTCCAAGAAGTTGTCCTGAACAGTTCTCTACAGAGACCGTCGGACTCGTAGAAATCGACAAACCCAACCCAGTCATCAGGGAAAATCATCTCGTGTTCTTGATCGAGACTATCGCGGTCCTGGGCCCAGTTGACGTGCTCGTGAACGACGATCTCTGAATTGGTCATTGCTTCTACGACCCACAGGTCACCATGCTCGAACATGATCTCGAAGTAAATCGGGTACCAAGTACCATCGATGATCTTCGGGAAACCCTCAACTTGAATATTGACTGCTGGAATAATCACACCATTAATCTTAACGCAATTATTGAGATCTTCCAAGACGTCCATTAATTACTCCTTATTAATACGGATCGGCGTACTTACCATGCCAAGGATCATTACACGGCTCTAGGTGTTTACCACCCAGATCATTATACATAATCAAGCGTCGAGTCTTTTGCCGGTCACTCTGGCAGGTTGGGCACGGATAAACTTCTTTATCCTTAGACTCCGCCCAAGACAACCAAACTAAAAGGCCTAAAACAAAAAGAAAGAGGCCCCAAAAATACCAAGTACCGAACCACTCTAAAACTGTCATTATCTGTCTTTTTCCTTTTGTGGGCTGGGAGGGAATTGAACCCCCGACCGAGTTATTATGAGTAACCTGCTCTAACCACTGAGCTACCAGCCCTAGAGCTTTATTCAACTACAATCGTGATTCCAAGAATTTTGTTATTGGCGAGATCAACAGCAGCTTCAGGAGGAAGTTGCAGCAAATATGGGTCTTCTGATATCTCCTCAAATTGCTGAGATGTGATTCGAATCGTTTCGTTTTGAGCGATAAAGGTTTCTCCGTCCAAAAGACTAGTTGTTTTCAGATCATGAACTGCGTCTATAAGATCTTTGAAGTTGGTCATTTTTGTCCTTAGTTGTGTTAAATCGCCGAGGCTTTACGATGTTCGACCTCTTGACAGAAAATACTGCCGCGTAGTCGTCTCGAAACCAAACATGAGTCTCGTCCTTGTCTATGACTTCAACAAGACCTTCGTCATGATCTCGGCCAAGATGCTCGTGGTAATAGGTCAACTCTACAAATTCTGGAACCATGTTTCCTCCTAATTAAAAATGGCTAATGAAAATGCCGGACACTAAGAACTATGCACGCAGTCGTCAATGAGTGGATAGTTTGTGGTTGGATAACCCTTAGTGCCCAGCACAGTGCACCCCCTGGGACTTGAACCCAGAACCAACGGATTAAAAGTCCGACGCTCTAACCAATTGAGCTAGAGGTGCGTGTACCCAGCCGGATCGCCAAAAACGGCCTTACTGTTTTGACCCCCAGGATCTTATCAGTGCACTGTCTCTCACGTAAACCCTTAATTTTCTAAGGGCGGCTCGATGACAGTCTCCTCCGGGTCAGAGGAGATGAGAAAAGGAGCAGTTTTGACCAGGATGCTCGGCCTGGGAGAGACGCCCTACAGAGGCGAAATTAAGGCAACCACGGACATATAGTGTCATCATCGCAACGAGAAACCAAGATTGCGAGGTACATGCACAGCGCTAAAGGAGAGGAAGGGACTGTGCTACGTGGTCTTTACCGACACAAGGCCTTAGCGAAATTGCTGTAGAGGCTCCTGACTAAGCCAGGAATTAAGCGTTATTGGCGCGCCTAATCTCAAATGAGCACCTCTACAGCGTCCTTAGCCTGTTTGTGTTGTACCCAACCTATCTACCCATTTGGGCGACTCGGTCCACAAACAAAACGCGCACCTGGTACGGGTGGCGTCACACTAAGCGGTTTTTTGTTTACCTGAACCACTGATGATCAGTCAATGGCGTTCTGTGTCACCTTCACAGTGTACGGGCCTCTCGGCCCCGCGCTGAGCCTAAACTCTATTTAACGTCGCTCAGCCGACGATCTATTAATATAAACGAACTATCGCCTCAGGGCGGTCCGACCAGGATATGGGCGAGCCTGCGGACTGTACAACTCTCTGGCGAGGTGAGGTTGTAGCGCCCTGGACGAATTGATAAAAATAAAAAATGAGAAGCTGGGGCTAACTAGCCAACGAAACTAGTTATTAGCGATCTTTCTTCATCGCGCCAGGTAGGTGGGGTTTGCTCCCACTCATTACGTGTCTTACCTTCTTCTCATTATAAGCCCTGTAATTTTTGCGGATCACTCTGGCGGGACAAGTTCAAACTGCTCGGTAAAAATCTTTGCCGAGTAGCATCGAATGTTATCTCCCATGCGGGTCATGTAAAACCCAGGGTAAACCCGGTAGACGTTCGGGATCAACCGGCGGTCGACCTGAATGTAAGAGGTTCCATCTTCCTTCTTTCGGACGGTCCCAACAAACTCTGCGACTTCGTTAATGTTTTCTTCTGTGATTTCCACAGCTTCAACGACAAAGGGCTTTCGAATATAAGTATTGAAATACATCTAATTTCCTTTTCAATTTAGGTAGTCTTTTGAATAAATGGAAGGGCCCCCGCCTCTGGTAATATTGGGGGTTTATTACTTTCAGCGAGGACCCATCCTTTTTGATATATTAAACTACAATATATCAGAAGGGTGCGCAGCGTACTTACGCTCTAACTCATCCTCACGAATGGTGATGTAGAGCGACTGAAGATACGCTTTGATGCCGGTCTTTCCGTTTACGGCCCACTCATACCCGCGAGCAATGAGATCTGCAGTTTGTACATCTGCCCAATCAAGAACAGCAACGCTGTCCTCAGTAAGCTGGGTTCGAGCCGTAGAGGTGATCATGATGACCTTTGGCGGGCGAATGTTAAAGTTCACAGTCACCTGAATATATGGCGTAGGTGTATCACCTTCGTCCCTCGGCTCAAGGTAACGAACATTCCATCCGTCGTTCAACAGATTTACTGCGGACTCGTCGTCCAAAATGACCGAAAAGTTTCGGTCTCCTTCACGATTGTACTGACCCTCCTTACCAGAAAAGTTCCGGAAAATAAGAGTCGCGTCCTCCACGATAAATGTCTTTGCTTCTTTACTTGTCATAAATATCTCCTTAAGATATAAAGTCTTCGAAGTTACCGAATTTATTGATGCTCTCTTTGGCTTTGTCTACGAGCGTTATGAAATATGAATCATCAAGCTGGTAGTTTTGGTTGTCTTTTGCCACAGAAGCCTCAACCCATGAGTAATCTTTTGTTCCTGTTACGGCATAATGTTTATTGTCCTTTATTCTATAAAGCCGTCCTCCTCCTTCGACAACTGGCACAAATCGACCAGTTCGGCCAACGTGCCTCATTTGCTCTATGATCTCACTACCTTCAAAGTCCAAATACATTACTCCTTGAGTAACGGTTTTGGCTTCACAAATATCATCAAAAGTGATCTCTTCGCCGCTGAACAACGTCTTGTAAACGTAAGGATGTTGGAACTGCGCGCCTACCGCTTCCCACTTATCACCGCTCTTAGCAATATAAACAGCGTCATTTACTAAACAGAACTTTTCGTAAGTTCCTTCATGCTCAAAATCGTATCCGTAGTCAGAGCCAAAGTCCTTGACAAACTGAATGATTTCGGGCGTTGCATTAGGGATCTTTATTGAATCTGTTTTGATATGGGCGACGACAAAACCTTCATCTTGAACAGCGTGCTTGAGATCAATCATGAACAAAGCACCGCGTTTGGCTACGATGTTGTCTTTGTTACGGTAGTCCTTGAACGGGTTGTCGAATCTTGCGCTTGTGAGACCATAGACGATGTTAATGACAATCTTAAGAGCGTAGGACAGAGCGTCAAGCTCATCTTCAGAGCCTGAAACAAACTGTTCGAGTTTACCGTCCAGCAGAGTTTTGGCTCGATTGTAGTCCTTATGCTTAATCGCCATACGTGCTGTCTTGAGCTCACTGAATCGGTTTGTGTAAGGTCCGAACAAGTCAAGGCATTCGATAGACGTCGGATGCATACTCGCAACGTCAAGAAGTGCCACATCCGTATAGATACCTGGTTCAGCATAGACGTATCCTCCTTCACCAGTAACTTCACCCTTATAAAAACTCTCTTTACCATTAAATATATAACCAGGAAACTCTTCGCTGAGATCACTGTAGACAAAAGAACTCTGTGGCTTTTTGTCGTCACCAAATATGATCTTAGCGGTATGATTCTGAGTTGTGTGGTTTACGGATAATCCAGAAAGCTCAGCAAGGATTTTTCTGGCGACGAAGTCTTGTCTGCGAGAATTGAAAACTGCTTCAGTAGCAACGACGTCGTTAACGCAATACTCTTCAACTTTTTTCCACAAAGACTCATCCACGGGTTCATCCCATGGAATATCCAGTTCCATATGAAGAATCCCAAGTTCAATCTGGAACTTCTTTAGCCCTTGCTTTTTTGAACTGAAGTCGTAAATATCCGCGTATGACAGATTGTATGCCTCGCCAAATAAGACGTTACGCTCGTTTCCTCCATTGATGATCCTGCTACTTAAATTGTAGAGCTCTTCGTTAGAGTACCCTAAATAACGCGCGTAAAGAATATGATTGTCATAACGTCTATTGTTGAACCCCACCAATTTGTTACCAAGAAGCTCTTCGACCTCTTGCGGAGTTGGGTTAATCATTCTTGAAACGCCATCTGAGTTTTCAGACTTCCAACAGACAATAAACAGATTAGGATATACCTCTACGTCAAAGAACACTATAGGTTTATCTTGCTCGTCGATGACCTCTGGCATCTCAGACTTACCAACAAAATCCATTTTTTGGACTAAACTGACACAATATGAAGACTGATGTGAGCTTCCTGCCGCAAAGGTTAGGATGTTTGACCGTAAATCCCGAACGTCATACGAAAGTCCTTCGTCATACGCATCTTTAAGAATCTTATGAATGAAATCTATAGAAGGCTTTGTCCCAGGATGGATTTCCTTTTTGAGATTTCGAATAATTAATTCTCTGAGAGAACGTTCGCTTTTAATACTCTGAACGTCTAGCAACTTCTTTTCCTTTGTTGGAAGCCCATCATATAAAGGCGTAACGTTTATCTTATTACACTTAGTTAATTTTCGTCGAAGTGAAGAATTCCCAAGGAGTGTTTTAATTTCGACTCCAACAGAATGTAGATTTGCTAGGCTTTCGACATCCCCATAATAGTTGTAATGAAGATGTAAACCATGCCCACTCTTACTAAGTTCAGCGTAGGTGACGGGCCAAGCGTTTGCTTTTTCAAGACATGCCTCTATGTTTTTTACACCGTCTTCGTCAGTAAGATCAAAATCGATCACAATATGCTCACGAGGAACCTGAACGTAATGAAGTTTTGATGTGTCAATATCCTTCAGCGTTGTCGTGACATTTTCCCAGCGCTTCTCTGGTGTCCCGTCGTCCTTAGCATACTGAGCAGGCTGATTAGCGAATAGCTCGTCGAAGACAGAAAGCCCTTCTTCAAGCTCGATAGAATATGGACCATCGGTTTTGATAGGCATATCAGCCTTTGGAGGAGACTGGGCAAGATGTTTGAAACCTTTGTAATAACTGCGCACATCGGCTCCATCAATCTTGATTCTGTCGTGGAAGTCTTCGAAGTAGTCCTTGAGATGCTCTCGTAACTTGTATTGAGGAAGCATCTTGTCGATACCCGTCTCGCTACAGAACTCTTTGTAGAGAGTCCAAGCCCGACGCAATGTAACCCCGTCTTCAGCCTTGAAAATATCAAAGTTGGCTTCCACGAAATTATAGAAGACGTCGGTTTGGAGCATCATTTCAGTTGGGCGATATGAGCTATAATGATTTTTCCCAAGCGCAAGGTACTTCTGTAAACAAGAATATGCGATTGAACCAAGCTCAAAATCAATCTTTTCCATAAGAAAATGGTACGTATCGTGGTCAATTGTCCGTTGAGTAGGAACAACATCAATAAGACGACGAATAATACCAGACTTGGCGTCCGTGATCTTGACCGGGAGGTTTGTCCCCATAAATAAGAACGCGTTTGACTTCGTCTCAAAAGGCATACGGTACTTCTCATTTACCGTCATAGTCTCGTGAGCAACAATCGAGTTCAGCTTTGTGTTGTCGTAGATTCTGGAGAGGTCCCCGTCGTGCTGAATAGCGACGAGAGGGTTTGACTTGAACGCAGCGGTAGCAAAGGCGTTATTGTTACCAGCCAGCTCTCTTGCGTCGAAGACCGCCGTATATCCATGGAATAATTTCTGGATGATATTAAGGATAGTAGACTTACCGCTTCCAGGCGGTCCGTAGAAGACAAGGAACTTCTGAATATGTTTTGAATCTCCAGAAGCAATTGCGCCGATAGCCCATTCAATCTTCTCACGCTCCTCTTCAGAATATAGAGTTCCGACAATAGTATCCCAAGCAGAGCATTCTCCTGGGTGTAATGAATATGGAAGGCGTTTACTTACATAATCGGTTCGCTTAACTTCAGTGTTTGCGAAGGTTAAAACCTCGTCAAGATTGTGGCTGTTGTTACCACTATTCCGGACAAACCGCTGAAACTCGTCCCACAACTTTGTTGAGTTGGATTCAAGAGAAGCTACGGTATGAATAATACCGCTTCTTTCCTGCATCTCTTTTTGGTTTTTGAAAAGGTCAGCATCAACAAGACGCTGAACATCGTAAATATCAGTAGACCAAAGACCTTTGTCCTCGTCCCAAATGGCGTAGAACGCACCACCGCGAGTCATTAGGTCTTTGGATCTACCAACCTTGAAATCAGGGCGGATCTGCAGTGTACCATCTTTTTTCTCCTTAACAATAATATTATAGAAGTCCACAGAACCCCCTTTCTAGAAAAACTGCTTTTCGACAAGATAAGCACAGAATTGATACCATATTTCGATATCTCTTTGATCTGTCTGTGCTCCATTCAGCGGGAACATACCGCCTTCTCCGTTATAGCTGTAAGTCCTCCACACAAAATTACTAAGAATGTTGTCCACCTGCATTCTATTAAATCTTTCGTTGTAATATTGCGAAAGATTAAGCTCGCTCACGAACTCCCAAAACCATTCGTTAGCATTAATATCGGTTTGAAATTCCGCCCGTCTAGAAAAAGCAATCATCATTTCAAGAACGGAACACCCCGACATAAAGCCAAAATCTGAAATTGAAATGCCTGTGTTCTGACAAAACTCACGTCTGAGCATGAGGCCGTCTTCGACCCGGTTGTCATCCCCCAAAATTAACCAGATAAATTCTGTATCATACAACGTTTGAAGTAGATCAGAATATAACTCGGCTGGAGTATCGGACAACATCACTTTTGCGTAGAGCCAATCGAAATATAGACTTTCTAATGGCTCGTTCATAGTTAATCACCTGGTCTAAATTTAGTAATAGAGTGTTTAAGAGAAGCTCGCTCCTCTTCAGCCTCATACTCCAAACCAAGAACTTCGACTGAGTAGCTCCCTCGGTCTTTAAGAATTTCATACTCTGCTTTGAGTTTGTCGTTCCTAACATAAACCACGTTCTGATCCGATGAGCCATGGCCGAAGTTTAGAGTGCCAACTACTTCTTTGTAATTGTAAATTGGCACATCAGTCTGATCAACAAGAATATCATCACTGGCGTAGTATGTGAGCGTAGTCTGTTTGTAGTCTAACTCTTCGGCCCAGAATTCATCTTTGTTAAGAATATACGGAGAATCTTTAGTTCTCTTACTCTCTTCAGAATCCTGATCCCAATCGGCATTTACCTCGTTGAATACACTCACTACGTCTGATCCTTTATCCGATTCACTTTTAAAATACTCTTCGCGATAAAGGCGCATACCTTCTGTGAATCCGTGCTCATTAATTAACATGTCTCGGCGTTCAATTGCATCAAAGTCTACTTTGATGTCTGCCGGGTCGTTGTTTGGCGGATCAATTACAATATCGGTTAAAGAGTCGAGTAAATCTTCTGTATGATCTTCCTCAGCAGAATCTTCGGCCCAAATAATATCTGGAAACTTAATGACGGTAGCTTCTTCATCAGGCTCAATGATAATATCTGATCTTTTCATACGAACTAAGCCAAAACCGAGACCGAAGCCGCCGCAAAACACGGCGACCCCGATCCCGAAAGGCTTGGTGTTCGGATGATGAATAAGTTTTTGTATTCTATCGATCACCTCGCACCCCTATCTTGTCGTAAATGACTCCGTCGACGTTGAAGTCTAGAAGGATAGATCGCTCCCAACCGTTGACAAAATCTCGTTGATAAGCGTCAAATATCCCGAAGTCAATATAGTTGTCTCCTTCCGGGCCAAGAATCCAACCCACTACGGCGCCAGCACTAGAATGCTCAATACCAAAATGGTCATAGATCTCATTCAAGAACACATGGCCTCTAATCTGAAGCTTGTTGTTGAAGAGGTTTTGAGCGGCTTGAACATACAGACGATTTATCTCAGAATTCTTTTCCCAGTAAGGAGAAGCTTCGTCGAACCATCTAGCGTAAGGAGACCACCGATTAGGATCGGCAATCTTGATCACTTCTTTTGAGCCGTCTTCACGAGTGATTATTCGGTTTTCGATAGCATGATAAATATCAAGCTCTCTATCGGCACCAATTTCGCTTTTGACTCGAATGCGATACTCTTCGTACGCAGTTGAGACAGCAGCCACCGCCGCGGTAAGCGACGCATTACGACGTTTAAGAGTAACGTGCGACCCAGTAAGAGCTCCAATAGAGAGAGCTCCAACAATAATAGAGGGTCCGTACAGCTTAGCAATCTTTACCGTGTTCTTGCCGTACACATACCCTAGGTCTTTGTAGTACTCACGTTCGCTATAACTATCGTCGCTGCTGTTTAACCTACGCTCGCCCATAGCTTTAACGTCTTCGATTTCCTCCTGAAAATCGTCAACAGCATCGGGAAGACTTAGCGTTGCTCGACAAGCAAGAACAGTTCCTCCGAGAACACCGACTATACCGAAACCAAAGAACGTTTGAGGAGAGTTCTTCTTTGACTTGAGCGCTGACCTAACTATTGTTCTTGTTAATTTATTAGGAACAAACCGCATCTTTCTACCTAACTTTCTTTAAATGGCCTGAGCTGGCGGCAAGTTTAGTAAGAAGCCGTCACGAGTTTGCCTGATTTCTGCAAACTGAAGATGCTCCCAACCCCATTTGTTGTCAATATAACTTCCGGGCAGCCCGACAATTGAGTTAAGATCCGCCATCGAAACAACCTGATACAGGTCAATAATATCTTGAAGTCTCTCAAGCACAAGCTCGGCGTCACTCCGAGAATTGAAAATTATTTCCGTGTCGCTTTGCCTGGACCTGTTTGGTTGGTCTGGAAGATTTGCCCTAGGCGCGGAAGGCCGATTGATTGGGTTATTGTAGGTGACCCTCGGCCGGTACTCTGGCGTCCTAGTCCTCGAATGTGGGGAATCTCCATACACCATCTTTTCGATACCCTTTGTGGTCGCCTCGACCAACAGGTTACGAAATGCAGGAAGGAGCACCTCAGCACCAAGGTACTGCATTGCGGAACTGAATTCCCCACCAAAGAAAACCATTTTTATGCGAGCACCAAGAGGCTTTTTACGAGAAATTACCTTACCGGATAGCTCAACTTTTTCGATTTTTTTGACAGGCTCGATGCTTGTTTCGGCAGCTTTCTTCTTATTACTATTACCCTGATAATCCATTTGGGTCCTTGATAATGTTTTGAGGAATGAGGCTAGACGGAATTGGCGGAGGCCCGGTAGGCTTGTCCTGATCAGCCTTTTCTACCAAATCAGAAGGGACAATACCGTTGATAAACGCTGCGGCAGAGTTGTCGTCTGTGGACAACTCCATGTAAAGGGAAATATACGCGGCACTGTGAACAAACTCCTCACGAAGTTGATCACTCTTCATGAAAAACTTTCCATCTTCAGACTTAACACCATAAGAAAGAAGAATAAGACGCTTAAATTCCTCGACAAGTCGCTTGTTGTCACCGGTCTCAATAATGCGCTGCATGGTAGCAGTGAAGCCGCCGTCCATGTTCACTTCCAACTCGACTAACTCAGGCTTGGAGAGGTTGAAGTAGAAAGTTTCAGTAATGGTATTACCATTAAAATCTTCGTAGGTAATTGGGCGCTTAAGCATTGTTACTCTTATCCTTTTCTGGTTTATCGTCGAGATCGAAATGGGTGTTGTAGGCCACCTCAATCAGCTTGGCTGCGACCCAACCACCAAGACTCGTAAGCAAAAGCTTAGCTACCTGATGAAACATTGGGTCTGTATCTTCTTTGTAAATATCAAATTCTAGTAGCTTTTTTGACTTGCTCATTATTCCTCCGTTTGTGTTTTAGATAGGCTTGACGTAATTGTAGTTAAAAGCCAGGCAAGGTCGTCCATCCTCCGAAAGGACTGTCGAAAAGTTTAGTTCCATGAGCTGATCAGAATCCCATCCCAATTCGCTCGAAAGCGAAGTGTTAGGAAGGTTAATAAGGTCATAGAACTCATCTAAAGTCACATACAGCTCGTTCATTACTTTTGAGTTTATGTCGTTCTGAGCTTTTCGTAGAGTTTCCATATCTGACATGAAATATCGACGCGTGTAAAGCTCACAGCACATTACTTCACCCCGACCAGAGAGTACGACCATGTCTGGTGATTTGTTGGAAACCACGTCCCGAGCAATATCGTCTTTGATTATTTGCTCTTTGTGCTTTCCGATTTCTTCAACTACCTTTGTTCGGTATTCAGAAAATGCTCTTTCCGTAACAGTGTATGCGCTAATCGCCGCAGCGGTTCTCTGAGCACCAAGCTTACTACCGTAGGCAATGGCCCCGATTGTAACCGCGCATGTAGTTATCGGTGGAATATAGAATTTCCAAACAAGATTTGCGTTTTCTTTAAGTTTAGTCGTTTTGTCTTCGGCGGTGCTACCTACTTGATCAATAGTGCGAGCCGCTTTGAACGAGGCAGTTGCTGTCAAATATGCAGTTGTTACAACGCCAAAAATACTTAATCCGGTCAGTATTGGGCCTGTGTTTTTGTTGAGGAGTTTTGATGTATGACGAATGTAATTTTGAATCATCGACGGCGCATCTCCCTGACAAAAATCCAGATGAGCCAAAGCCCTCCGGTAATTAGAGTCAGAAGGATATCCATCACAAAACTTAAACAACCGTAGTTGTTGTTATTACTCATGATGTATGCTTCTCCTATTGGTTGATAAATAGTTACGTGTTTCATTACCCCTCCTCTAAATTAAAAAAATAAAAAAGAAGCATTTATGGAGGAGCTCGCCCTGGTTGGGAGAGCCCCTCCAACTGTTCCTTTTGGTAAGTTGTAATTTGGAAAAGCTTACGCTCTCCATTATAGGACCTGTAATTCTTGCGGATGGCCAATTTGAAACCGTTTGCCCAAAAATCCCCCCCGGGGAAAAAATAAAAATCGTTGTAAAAATGAGAAACACAGAAGCCGTGCAAGACTGTTAAGTCTCACACAGCTTCTGTGTTTTTACCTCCGTAGTAGGGTCTAGTTCTTCGGTCGAATGAACAGCGGCATGGCCTTGCTCGTGATCACGTGCTTCTCTTCGTATGCAACGATGATCAGGATGCCCAGAAGGTTACCCAGGACGACCATCACCGTATCCGGACTGATCCGTCGAGGCCGTGTATTGGCCTTCAACGCATTCAGTCTGTCAAGGTGGTTGATCAATCCCTGGTACTCTTCGGACTCCGGACCAAACATCTGCATGTCGTCGACAACACGTTCGATCAAGATGTCAAGGTACTTGGCGTCGTTTCGTTCGAAAACTCCGAACATAGTTTGCCTTTCTGTAGGTATCTCATTATAAGCGCTGTATTTACTGCGGGCTTTTAGAAATCTTGAAAAATATGTAACGTCGCTTAAGTAACGACTCAAGTTCTTCCTCTAACTCTAGCACGTATTTGACATCGCCTTCTTTGTTTTCCCGCACATACATAGTTCCAGCTCTACGGTTCAGAATTATGAACACGGCAGAGCTAGAAGCTAAGACTCCAAATATAAACGCCAGAATAACTTGTACAGAAATCATGAATTAAGTCCGTTCTTTGTCTAGGACCTCAATTTTTTCCTTAACTTTTATTACCTCACTTCGGATCTCTTGTAAAGTTTTTACAATAGAATCCTCAGCAACTTTAGTTTCTTTGTGGGTTATTTTGTGAAGTTGGTCCCAAAATAAACGGTGCTGTTTGATTTCGACAGTAACATCGTTTAATATGTCTTTTACGTCTTCTAACTCGGAAACTAAATGTGAAACTTTATCGTAAAGGCGCTGTTCTCCGCTTTCTACGTGATTAACCGCCGTATTGACTTGTGATACCTGATCGTTTGTATCCTTCACGAGCTTTCCATTTTTTATAACGAAAACTAAAGCACCAATAGATGTAGCAATAAGTGCTATTAAGGCTAAAATAATTTCGTTATTGGATGTGGTCACCGCTTGCCCAATCATACTTCATCAAAAGATTCAGAAGAACTGAAAAGATTTTCAACCTCTTTGCTATACTGCCTAGAGCTCAAGCCGATCAGCACGCCAATAAAAGTGGACACCGCTCCAAGAGTTATGATAACTTTGTCTGTGTTAGCCCACTCCCAGACCTGAGCTAAAGTCACATAGAGAGTGATAAACGCTGGAAGGGCTATGGATACCACCCATTTTAATGTATTGTAAACTTTATTTGACATGTGTAACATCTTATACCCCTTAAGGTTCGGCCAGTGTTGGATACGCTGTGTATCCGTTTTCGTCTTCTATTTCTACGTGCTCGATCACTCGCATGACGCTTGACGAGTTGTAGTCACCAATAATTCCGACCAGATCACCAAGGCGGTAATCCTCTCGGTATTTAAACCTAAACTGATCTTCTGATAATTTTGGGTCCGTTATCTCTACGAAAGACTTCTTTTTTAACATTATGTTTGCTCGTTGCCGCATACTTGCTCTAATTTTACTAGTTTGTGTGGTCGGCGGAGCATCATACTGCTCGTCAAGATCGGTTGCGTCAATAATCGTAATTTTTCGGTTCACTCCAGTTTGTGACCCGTGAACCATTTCCATATAATAGTTACTAAAAACAAGGCACGATGTTTTTTCGTTCTTACTCGACCAAAAATAGTTAGCAGTTTCTATTTCATCTAAAGAGTGATCAAACGCGACTGAACCAGACAAATCCACGCCTTGCGTAACGTAGAAACTAATACCTTCTGGGTCAAACTCAGCATTATTACCAAAGCCTTGAGCTGTGACTCGCCCAGTTGGTCGTATCGCGGAAAGTCCAAGATTATCTAATTGTAAGAGATCAATTACAACATTATAGACAGGACCTTTTTCAAAAGTAGTATCCTCAGATTCCGTCATGCTCGTATCGTCAAAGGGAGAAATAAGAGCCACATTCACGTTCGTTAAAGCGTCAGCCGCTGTGTACTGAGCCTCTTCATAAATATGATGTCGAATCATATATAGGGCTTGAAGATACGAGTAAGCAAAATTAGATTCGTATGGAGTGTTTAACTGTGGGATTGCCGAAGCCCACTGTTTGTTGGCGCCAAGTATTCGGTGCTCAAGAAAAGAATCGAACCCGCGGCCGCTAACAGTAATTGTCCCACCCTGATCATCTATTTCAATCTCGTGGTTTTCAACTATCATTACTTCGTCGGTGTCAATTCTTGAAACTAGAGTCCCAATGGGTAGCTTTTCTCTGAGCGCGGAGTCAAGTTCTCCAGATATTGAAAACTCAGAAATATCAGCAAACTTTTCAACCCATGTGCACCGGTCATATCCGTTGATTATTTCTCCAGAAGAAAGGTTAACGGAGGTTCCCGTGGGTAACGGGTATTTAAAAATATCCATTAGAGCCCCCAGTAAGCAGACTTAAACTTTATTTGTGTGTAAGAAAACCCCTCTTTAATTCTAAAAGTTGTCAGCCCTGGAAACATGTAAGGCCAAACCGACCCTGCGTGAACTTTATGTGCTAAATGAATTACTTGTCCACTTCTTTCAACAGTTATGTACCGGTTATGATCTTCACTTGACAGACCTATAATGTCTCCAGAAATAAACCCAGTTACTCCACTTATAGTCCCAGGAGTAACATCAAAAGACCAAATATGCGGGTCAGTGTCTGCAATTGTAAAAGTGTTTGTCGCTGATTGGCAAAACGCTATAATCTGTAATCCGTGTGGAGCGGTAGATAACGGATCGTCTAACTCAGCATCTCTTGCGCTTGCAAACGAACCAATATCCACAATAGTTTCTTCGTAAGCTCGGATCAAAGGATCTCTTGAGCAATCAAGAGTTATTTGAATTTCTGGAGTCTCAGAAAATAAACCAGCTTCAACTTTTTTGACAAATCCGTGAATTTCTCCTACTACAGCCTTATCAGATTTAAATCGAAGAGACATAGCTCCAGTTCTATTAGCTGTTATCGCTTTATAAACGTTTGATCGTAAAGACTCGGCTGTTTCCCCAAGCTGATAGTTTGGGTTCAGAGCTACTCGTAAAACGACCTCACGTTTACCAAGACTCATTTTGTAGAACCTTGTGCCTACGGAATTGCTTTTTTGGTACTTAGTAACGATCTCGTCCAAGTCAAGTCCCAAGATGGCTCTTACAACATAAGACTTTCTTAGCCAAGGGTCTCGGAAACTCATACGTATAACTTCGTCAGAACACGCGCACATCAGATCAATTTCGTCAAAGTTCATAATATACCTAATTCCTCCTTTGCCAAAGTGATCTGGCTTCGCGTGTTCCTGTAAATATCTTCTGTAGATAGAGCAACTGGAGAATTGATGATCTGCTCAAACTTTATCTCTGTTGGGCCAGACGCGACGGAAGCTTCTTGAGAAGTTCTTGAGTTTGCCTGAGCCAGAGAAAGAGACCTAGCTTGGCCTGCGGACAGAGTTGCCGAAACAGAAGAAGAACCAAACGCTGTAGATATCCCTTGTGCGTCTTTATTCAAACGCGTTAGGTCAAGCACTGGGGTAATCGTCGGATTAAATTCTTCCATACTAGACAGGTCGTAACTGAGACCACTCATGGCCTCACCAAAAGCTTTAACTGTGGAACTAGCCAACCCTTTACTAGCCTTTACTGCTGAAGACCCGTCAGATAGACCAATAGAAAGACCTTCAACAGCGGACTCACCAAGAGAAATAAAAACTTTTGATGGAGAATTGACGTTGAAGAGTCCAAACGCTCGTTCAATGACGCCCCCAGCAATTTCTGAAATTTTGTCATACGCTTCTTGCGCTTTGCTAGCCAGGCCTAAAGTCATACCATCGATAATAGCAAATCCAAGACGTTTAGCAGCGTTTCGAATAAGCGGACTGTATTTTTCAACCGCATCTGCTAAGCCATTGAGCAGAGTTACTAAAAGCTTTCCAAGATAAAAGGCGAATCTAATAGCTCTGTTAGTCATATTAGTTAGGAACGTCTGTACAAATTCAATGGCGGCATCGACAATCCCTTGTTTTTCTTTACCATCACCGAAGAGTAGTTCGTTAAGAGAGTCAATAATTTGAACAACCATTATTCTAACTTGCTCTAACACATACTTAGTATTACCTGTGATCCCCTTAAGGAATGCCACAAGCGTGTTATAACCAGTAAGCGCTATAAGTAAGGCGTTTTTTCCGACCTCTTCAATAAATGTTGTTATGACGTCTGTTACAGCCTTGGCTATGTCGGGAATCGCATCAGCTATTCCGTCAAGAATGGACGTTAATACAAACACACCAGCGGCAATTAACAACCGAACATTCTTGACAAACTCTTCAACAATGACAACAATAAGGTTTCGAATAGACTCGCCTAGTTTAGGAATTCCTTCGACAAGGCCGTTTATGAAGTTAGTAAGAATTTCAAGACCAAGCGTAACAATCTGTTCAATATTGTCTCGAATCCCTGTGAGGAACGCAGTCAATATAGTTAAGCCAACCTCGATAAACCTGGGAACCTTTTCTTCTATAAGAGTTAAGAGGGTCTCAAGAAGTACCCCAATTACTTCTCCTATAACCGGTATAATCTCCTGTAGCTTTTCCAATAGTTTAATTGCTAGGTCACCAATTGCGTCAGCAATTTCTCCAGCAGATTTAGCAATGACCTTAACAAACTCAACAAGGCCCTCAGCAAGAGCCGCGGCAAGTTTTGGAATGAGTTTGATTATTTCAAGAAAGACTTTGGCCAAGTTTTTTATTGCTTTTGGTCCGACCTTACCTAATAGCTGTAAACCATAAGCAGTAGCGAGAAGCCCAACGCCAAATAAAAGGAAGCCCGCACCTGTTACCACCATTGCGGTACCAAAAGCGTAAAGAATAGGAATAATTGGCTGCAGCAGTAACATAGAAACGCCAATAACAAGGAAAAGCCCAGCAATAGCGCCAAGAGCAAGAAGCACTTGTCCGACGTCTAATTGCCCAAGTAGAGCAATGGCTGCGGCAAATATAACAACTGCTCCAGCAATAGCAAGCATCATAGTAACGCCATTGCCGCCAAATTTATCCAAGAGAATTGCGGCGCCGACAAGGAGCCCAAGCAACACAACTAGAGAAAGCACCCCCTGAAGCGCTCCAGCAAGACCCATCTTCCCAATTGTTTCGATTGCTTTTGCCATTATAAACAAAGCAGCAGACATTCCTAGAAGCGCAACTGTACTCGCTTTGGATTTGTCTTTGTCCGGCATAAGCAGCATAGTGCCGATAAGAACACCGAGAACGACAACCATTGCGCCAAGGCCATTTCGAAGTTCTTCGAAAGGCATCTTACCAAACGTTGCAACAACTTTAGCAAGTGCGTTCAATGAAAATGCCGCGAGCCCTAAGCCAACGCTAAACTTAACAATCGCAGTTCCATCCATAATATTACTGATTACGGCAAAAACGCCTAATATAGCAGCAACGGTAAAGCTCCCCTTCAATATCTCATCAAATGGAATTTTAGAATAGTATTTAATAGTTTGCGCAAACAAAATCAAAGACCCGGCAAATATACCAAGGCCAATAGCAGCTCGGATGAAACTTCCTTGCGCCTGACTTAGGGCCACAGCTAAAACAGCTAGAGTACCCAGTACAATACCAACCCGGATCATTCCTGTAGTAAATGTATCTGGGTCCATCTTACTAAATACAAAGATTGCAGCCGCAAGAACAAGAACTGCTGCAGCGACTAGGTTTATAGCAATACCAATACCAATGACTTTTGCTGAAGTGGCATCCAGTTTTAGAAGAATAGCCATAGCTGCGACAATCGTACCAATTCCAGCCGCAACCGCGCCGAGAGAGACGGCAATGCGATCCGCATCAATAAAAGACAAAGCGATTATAGAAAGAGTAAGGACCCCCATCGCAACAGCGACTTTCATAAGGGTGTCAGCCCGCAAGTTGTTCTGGAAAGATTTAATTGCCCCGCCAACGTTATTTAAAATATCCTTAAAGTTTTGTATAATCCCACCGAAGTTGTCCAGCACATCAGTAATTGAGTCAACTAATCCACCTATACCAAAATCAAACTTTAACCCACCGAAAGCTATTCTGGCAAACGACGCAGTAATTATAGAAATAAGAACCGTTCCAATGTTTTTTGCGGTTAATTGGTCTTTGATTTTTTCTATGAAGTTATCTATCGCCTTGGATATGCCGTCGCCAACATTACCCAGTCCATCTAAAATAGACGAAAACGCATTTTTAAATACCTGTCCAATTGAGGAAAACCCACTAGCAAAAGCGGAGCCAATATTTCCAACAAATTTTCCTATTGACTCGCCAACGTTTTCTAGAGAAGACGTAATCCCCGGCCCTGCGCTCTTCGTGGTGTTAAAAATCGAAGAGAAAAAGCCACTAATAGAATTCTTTATTCCATCAAGAGCTTGCGACAAAGCGCCTAACCCAGAGACTCTAGCCCACAGAGAATCAAAGAACCCATTGATCTCAGCCAAAGCGCCCGAGGCAGCGCCACCAACGTCTACACCAGTAATAGTATTGTAGAGCGAAACGAAGAAGTTCTTTATTGTGTTGAAAGTGTTTTCTACAGTGGCGCCAATATCAGTCCCCATAAATCCTTTATAAAGGGACGTAAAGAACCCACTAATACTATCTCCAACTTTACTTAAAACGCCAAAGAGCCCTCCGGCATTAGTAATTGCAGAATTGAGTTTGTAAAAGAATAGGCCAATGTTTTCAGAAACGTTTAGAAGAAATGGTATTGCCTTAGAGCCTATCTTAGAAATTATAGAAGTTATAAACGTGGTGAAAGAAAGAAGTGCGTCGGCAATACCACTAAAGACGGTAATGATCCCACCGCCCGCGGCGCCACCTGCGGCGCCACCAGCCCTGGTAATGATGCTAAAGAATTTACCAATCGCTGCACCGGCAGGTTTTAGCGCTTGTACAATTCCACCAAGAGACTGTCTAAGTACATCGAAAACTCCACCGAGTTGCTCAAAGACCTGCCCAAATTTTTCGCCGACGACTCCACCGGTGAAGAACTGAGTAAGATCACTTAATCGATCTCTGATCCAAAGAATTCCATCGCCCAACTTTAAAAGCACCGAATTGACAAACCCAAACACTTTGGCTATCAATCCGCCGCCAACAAGTATGTCTGTGATCTTTGAGATGAAGTCCCCAGAAGTTCCAGCCGCCCCAGCAAAAGCGCCGACCAAACTAAAGAACACTTTGACTAGAGTCGATGCAACACTGAACAGCCCTTTTAGGATTTCTACTCCTATTTTGAATATTGAAAATAACCCTTTAAAGACTTGTTTTACAGTCTTTGCTGTGGATTCTGATATGATCAAATTCCTTGTGAAATTAGAGAAATTGTGAGTCAACTGAGCTAAATCAAGGGCTGTTGTCCGAGGAAAGACTTCTCTGAACGCTTTTGCTATGGGTGACAGCGCTGCTTTAAGTGCAGCCAAAGCTTGGATAAACCCTATTAGAAGGACATCCCGGCCACCAATAAACTTCCACTCAGTAAGAAGTTTATTTCGAGCGTCTGCTGCCCCGCCAATAAAAGTCCCAAAGAAATCATTTAAACCAGTAAACAAAGTTTTTGCTTCTTTGAAGTCGCCAACAATCAGACGGAAGGTTTGAGACCAACCGGAAGCGATTGACTCGTTTACCGTCGATGCCAACTGTGTAAGCGTTTTGACCTCGGTAGCGGCTGCAACGGCATTTTTACCAAGCGCGATCATGTCAACAACTTGATCGTCAGTAAACCCCATCTTTGAAAGTTCAATGGCGTCGAGATCCCCAGATATAGCGCCAAGAGTGGTTGTCAGAACTTCAGCCGTAACCCAGCCGTCTTGAAGACTCTCTCTAAACGAGCCATTGGCAGCTTCCCACTCTTTGAACGACTGCCCAACCGGTTGTTTGGCGATAGTTCCTAGTGCTTGTCCTGTCTGGACCAGAGCATTTTTGAATACCTCGCCACCCATTCCGGCGTTGACAACTGAGTTCCAGTCCATGAGCTTAACGCTGCCCGCAGCAATAGCCTGAGAGAGCTGATACATGGCTGTAGAAGCCTGTTCAGAACTTGACCCAGAAACCGCGGCAAGGTTGGCAATACCTTTAATTGAATTAACTGAGGTTTCTAGATCAACGCCAGCAGCCGTGAAGGTACCAACGTTTCTAGCCATCTGACCGAAGTTATAAATGGTCTTGTCGGAGTACTCGTTCATCTGATCAAGTGCGCCATTTACTTGCTCAAGACTGGTACCTTTACTTGCCGTGTTGGCAAGAATAGTCTGAATCGAATTCATGTTGGTTTCGTATTCCTGGAAACCAGCCACAACAGGTTTAATAGTCAAAGCATTAGCCATCTGCAAACCAGCGTTAACCACTCGGTTTGTAAGGTTAAAGATTGCCGCCGTGGCTATTGCAGTAGACGCGACCACCCCCTGGTTGACTTTGTCAATTGAGGTGGATACCGGCCTAAGATCAATTTTGCTGATGGCCGAAGTTAAATTCTTTACGCCATCGATACCTTTATTGAAATTAAGGCTGTTTTTAAGCTTTTCTAATGACGACATAGTCTCTGCCGTCTTCTTCTGGAAAGATGCGTTGTCAAACGTCATCTTAACTATTCGGTTATCAACACTCATGATTTCACCTCTTCCCAGATGTCTTGTGAAAGCTTATCAAATATAGGTTTAATTGCAGGATTGATATAATCTTTTCCTTGCACGTAACCACCAGTACCAGTTCCGTGACCGTACTGAATTAATATAGCAACGTTTACTCCATCTTCAACATTATCATTATACCACTCTATTCCAGGATTAATTCGACTTTTTATAATTCGATATCCCCAAGAGTCCGCGGTTTTTCCACTATCTCTTGGCGTGGCTTTGGATAGAGCGTCTACTCCAATCTTACCATATCGATCGAGCCTACTAAATAGGTCTCCTCGTGACATTTTCAACAGAAATGTTTCTGTTTGTTTGAAGTCACCTGACGATGAAAATGAAATTGCCACGAGGAGACCTTTCTAAACGATATGGTTACCAGCCAAATGCCATGTAGTTAATCCGAACATTACAACCACCAAGGGCAGCATCTTGATATGGCTGACCAAAACTGACTTGATCTCGCCCACCACTAATATACGTCCGAACCTTAAAGTTATTCAATTGAAAATCATACGCGACCAAATTGACGTTGCCAATCCCCGTTGTACTATTAGGATAGTCGGCTCCATCCACGTGCGTGTATGAAACATCTACAGGTAATGATGTGTTATTAGCCACCTGAGCTACGACCGAGCTGAGACCACCACTAAAAGCCTGAGGAAACGTGATAGTTGCATCTCCAGCGGTGTTTGTAGTCACGACGGTTGATGAAGCGACCAGACGAAGAGGTTGAGCGTCCCCGCCTCCAGTAGCCGCGGTGCCAACTAACTGAGCCCCGGTTTTCCAAATAAGCTCGTTTACGGCGTCTACACCAGGTAGTCCGCGTGGACCTTGCTCGCCTCGAATATTACCGACGTTGATCTCTTCAAGGTTGTGCCGAACCAAAACCAGATTGTATGAAGTCAACCGAGCATCTACAATCGCCTGATCTTCAATTTCTTTCATTCGCGCTGCGGTATAACCAGTTACTGTAGGCATAAGCCCTCCTGTTAAGTGTCAGAAATAGTATAAGTTTCGCCGTCAAGATATGTGGCATTAACATTTGCCAGAGTAAACTGGTCAATTCCTGGCGTATTTAAGTAAATATAATTAGGATCTTCTGTTGTCGCCGTCCAAGTACCATCTCCGTTGTCAATAATCTGGAACGAGAACCAGGTTTTGATGTAAGCGATTAGGTCTCTCATCGCCGGAAGCGATGGTTTTATAGTTGGGGTTCCATATAAGATTCGTTCAATCTGAACCAACAGAAGCGGGTTTATGTTTATTGTTCCTATGATCAACTTTGCCGCGGGCCGGTAGCCATCAATAAATGCTGGTAAAGCGGTCAAATCCCACTGGAACTCTGTGGCAGACGCCGTATCGCTGAGAGTTTCATACCCGACACTTGATGGCGTAGCAACAACATTATAAACAATATGAATTTTATAACCGACCGGTTCTCCAGTAAGATCATTTAAAATCCGTGTCCTGTAAGACAAACCAAACGGCTTAGGCGGCTGCTCAGTAATAGAAAACCCGGGGGTCATTTGAGGAAGGCCCTGAAGGTCGTTGAGTTCATCAGGATACGTTATTGCTGTGAGAGATGCGTTGTAGTTACCCATAGTGACTACCTGAGATATTTTAGCTCCATCATAGCGAACCGGTTCTACCGAAACATTCGGGTTCTCTTTGACAGAGACAAGACCGTTCCATGGAACAACTCGCCCATCCGGTAAATATAAAACACCACGATCTAAACCGTTCTGGTATTCTCGATCACCAACACCATCCCAAACAAGAGCAGTGGGCTCTGGCGCAGGCGGCGGAGGAGGCGGAGGAGGTGGTTCAGAAGAGCAACTAACGTCAATGGTGACAGATAGTTGATCAACCGCCCATGATCTTTGGCCGACGTTTTCTATTTGACCAGTTGGGAGCCCGATTAGTATTTGCCAATCTGTTATATCAAGATCGTCACCACTAAGAGTCCGCGTGAAGGAAAGAGTTTTTGGACCGGCTTCGTCGCCGTCCATGAGCTGTAAGACATCAAACGTGTTGAACGGGTCAGATTTAGAAAGGCTTGTAAATACGGCGTAATCCTGAGTAGTGAACTGGTTTCCAAGATTTACCCCACTGCGACTGATCCTAACACTGGCCGTAAGCTCAATTTCCGCAGCATTAACAGGAAATGACAGAGGCACTGCCGCGTAACGTCCTCCAGTTGAATCGTTAAGCGACCCGTTTTCTAGCCAACCTGTAGTCCATGCTGCTGAGATGTTTCCAAGAGCCCCAGATCCAGGTGCTGAATTCGTGCCAAGAGCAAACGTTGTGTTATCTGGCTCTATAGTCCCAACGCCTGCTGGGTATGGGCCTTCAACGCATGGCGGAATGACTTCACCCTCGGTTAACACCCAAGCTATGTAGTTAGTGTTGTCGAGGTATAGATTACCAACAAAAGAGTCTGAGCCAGTAGGAGCCAATGGGTCATTCAAAATTATTGCAAAAAATAACAGGTCACAATTAACTTCACTTACAAATTCTACAGTAAATGAATACGAGCCTAACGGTGGAACTGGTAAATCTGGGAAAAAGAATGAAGTTGAACTTGAGTTTGGAAACGAAGTAAATGTCGGGGCAGCGCCAATTGGAGTAAAAGTGACATGATCAATATTAGAAGGTGACGTTCCTGTTGTAAAAATGCCGTCGTTATAACAAGTAGTCTCTTCTCCAATAGTAAAGTTGTCGTTAATAGATCCAAGTCCACAATACCAAAAAGAATCTAGACCATCTATAAAAGTAATTGTCCCAGAAAGAACTGGGTTGTTTCCTGTCCTATCTATTGGGTCAAGTTCAACTTCAACAAATCCGGTTTCTATTTCTTCGCCAAGGAAATCAAAATATGCTCCTTGCGCTTCCTCAGTTCCATTTAAAGTTAAGCTCGGCATGATGGCTCCTTTTATGTATCAGAAATAATATAGGTTTCGTCATCAAGAAATGTGGCATTTACATCAACAATCATAAACTGATCTTCTTGAGGAACGTCGACAAATATGTATCCATCATTATCTGATGTTGCTGTCCAGGTTCCGTCACCATTATCAATTATTTGAATTGTGTACCAGGTCCTGATGTATTCTAGAAGCTCTTGCATCGTCGGTAATGCTGGCTGAACAGTTGATGTTCCATAAAGAAGCTTTTCAAGTTCTATAAGTAAATCTGGGTTTATCTTTGTCGTGTCAACGACAAATTTTGCCGTTGGTCTAAAACCATCAATGAAGCCCGACAACGCAACTAAATCCCATTGGAACTCCATTGCTGACGGATCATCGCTCAGAGTTTCGTATCCAATATCAGTTGGAACAGCTATAACGTTATAAACAATATGAATTTTGTAACCAATCGGTTCTTGTGAAATATCGTCCAAAATTCTAGTCCTGTAGGACAACCCAAAAGTTTTAAGAGGCTGATCAGTTAGGTAAACGTCTTCAACAAGCTGAGCAACCCCTTGAAGATCGTCTAACTCGTCTGGATATGTTATGGCGGAAAGCTTTGCCGAGTAATCGCCCATGTTAACAATCTCAGAAATTTTTACACCGTCATAAAACACGCCCTGGGTTGAGGAGCCAGAATCTTCTTCAACCGACAATAGACCGTTCCAAACTACTGCGCGCCCATCTGGTAAATATAAAACGCCACGATCAACTCCGTTTTCGTAAACTCGTTCTCCTATGACATCCCAAAAAAGTCTTTGATCTTTTTGTGGCGTTGGTGCGCACGTATCAATCGAAAAAGAAAAATCTGAGACGTTGATTCCTACCGCCGGAGTATTGCTGTTTGTAAGCTTAAGAACTCTAAAATAAACATAGAGCGTTTCCCCTAAGTAATCCGAAAGATCCGCCGTTGCTGTATTAAATCCCTCAATAGAGTTAAAATTACTTCCAATACTAAGTATTGCGTGCACTGACGGATTGTTTACCATATCATTTAATGTAGCAGTAGATGTATCTTTAAGTATATAAACGCTCAAATAAGCTTGATTTCCTTGGCGAAGAAAAAGAGACATATTAGCTCTTGCCGGGCCATCTGACGGAACACTAAAAGGGGCAATCGCGTGATGAATTTGATTTCCAGTACCAAAAGAACTTTTAGTCCATCCGTCTGGGTACGGCTCGGTGAGTTGATCTAAATCGGTTGCTTGAGAATTACCATTTATCCCGGCAAGAGTAACAGGAGGCGCAGGCCCCCAATTTAAAGCAATTTCATTAGGGGTGTATCCTTCATTAGAACAAACGCCGCTAACAACCGATGAAACTTCAAATTCTAGACCCCAAAACCGCCATTGTCCATTAAGAAGTATATATCCTGTAAATCCATTACTGAGGGGGTTTGTACGGCTTCGTTCCAGCTCAAAAAATTGCGGCTCAGTAGTATTTTGGTTGAATTGAAACTGTGATTCAAGACCACCGCCACCATCACCGTTTATTCCAATTTGTGCCTGAGCAATGCCGGAGAGAGGACCTGATATTTTTTGTGCCCACCCTGAAAATTTTCCAATAGAAATAAAAGTATAGGCCGGAGTTCTACACGGCGCCATCTGTAGAGCTGCATAATTTGAGTTTGGTAAAGGATTAACGTCGCTATCTAAGAGAATACCTGGAGGTTCTTTAGATACTTCTTCATACTGAATAGCCGGATTATAAAAGGTCGTGCCAAGAATAGCAAGAGACGTTTTTTTTACAAGAGTATCTGAAGAACTAGGAAACCCAAAACAACTTGATTGATTAGATAAGGTGTAAGCAACCTCCTCTCTTACTGGTTGGCCAGTAAATATTTGATTTGGCTGATAAAAACCAAAAGCAAGGTATGTACCTAAAGAATCAAGGCTATGTCCATACCCTAGTTTAAAATTGTATGTGGACCCAGCAGGAATGTTTTGAGTGGAGTAGTAAGGTCCGTACCCGCCACCAAAACCTAGAGGACTTGCAGTTATTGCTGGTCCGCCATTTGTTGGTTGCATAGGAACAAATGGAGTGCCCCCAATAACTTCATCATTTTGTGATACCGGTGGGATTAAATTAGCTGGACCTCCAGCGAGAAGCACTGTAAATAAACTGGTAAAAGCAGTTCTAGTTTCTGGAAAAGTTATACTTCCAGATACTTCTACTCTGCTATCAAGTATCTTTTTACCGGTAAACGTAACTAAAGAAATGGGAGACGGATTCCCATCGAGATCATAAGAAGCTGTTTTTAATTCACAAGTTGCTATCAACGGATCTGGCATAATCTCCCCTTTTACCCTTTAGTCCCGAGTTCGGCTTTTCGCTTGGCATTAAGTTCTCTGTTTCGACTCGCCGCCTCGTGTCTGGACACCTTTTTCGGTGAAGAGTTTTTAATGTTACAAATTCTGATTAATGAAAACAGTCGATTTAAATGCCATGACTCACATTCGAATGGGATGTTAAAAGCAACTAACCAATAATAAATTAACTCGGCAGTTATTACTTCGTTACCGCGATAGCTTTTTTGACTTGGAAGTTCTCCAAAAGTTGTAGCCGACTGTGGCGATTCAACATAGGCGTTTATCTCTTCTAAGTTTTCCTGAGATAGTTGATTAATCTGTTCAAATCCAACAGAGTCATCCAGAGACATAAATTTTACATACGACAATATTTCTTCTGGAGATTTGTCGCTAGAGGAGAGAAACGGTTTTTGGAATTTTGACTCCCATTTTGACAATGAGACTAAAGAGTGCTCAAGTTTTAATTCGAATCCACCAACAATAGTAAACTCGTTGGTTTCTTCATTATAAAATTCATCACCATCAACATTAATACTAAGCATTCTTTAATCTCCGTTTCTAAACTATTACGGATTCCGAGTGAACGACCAAGAGTCGTCGCTGTCCGGGTGGAGCAGGTAGGCCGTGCTCGAAGGCTCGGCCCTAATGATCCAAGTGGCTCCAGCAGTAGGAATCGTAACGGTACCGGTAACAGTTGCGTTGGTATCGGCGCGGAAGTAACGAACGCCAGTAACAACCGGGATAACGATGGCGCCAGTGGCCGCGGTAAACGTCGGGTTCTGTGCCATGACAGGAGTCTGAGGAGTCCCTGAGAAGATAGCAATCACTGCTTCGGGCAGAGGCAGGCTAGGGTCCTGCCCAGGAGTGCCCCAGAGGAGGTTCTCAAGCTCAAGAAGGTCTGCTGCCTGGACGGCTGTAGAGTCGATCGTGATGACCGAAGAGGGCCGCATACCCGGAACTGCCACGGGGATCGTAGTAAGCTCCCAGCTAAAGGTAATCGCTTCAGGCGAATCATTGATCGTAGTGTAAGCTTTCTCCGACGGGCTGGCGGAGCAGCCGTAAATCAAATGGAGCTTGTAGCCGTAATCGTCACCCTCAACGTCGTTACCGAGCTTCGTCCGGTAAGAAAGCCCAAAAGATTTACGCGCCTGCTGGCCGATAGCAACGCCGGGAGTGTCGACGTTGAGGCCATCAAAAGGAGCGAATTCATCGGGATACGTGAACGCTTCAATAGTTGCCCCAAACTCTTCTGCTGAGAAGAGATTCAGGTACTTAACGTTATCCGCGTACTGAGCATTTGCCTCAGCGCCAGTAGGAGCCTCTGAAACAGACACAAGTCCATTCCAAGCGACGCCATTATTGTAAACTCCGAACTGATTCGGAATGTAAAGGACACCACGGTCGACGCCGGTTTCATACTTCCGATCGCCAACTCCGTCCCATTCAAGAACTGCCATTGCTATCTCCTTCTAGAAGAAAAGTTTGTATACGTCATGATTAAGTTTTTCGGCTGTGTAAAATCGATCATAGACACATAAAGGAAGTTCTGAAACTTTATCCGGAATTTCGCTGTCAGGATCACTATCGATTACGGTTATCTGATACCGTTTTTTTTTACTATAAGGCCGATTGTCTGCAAAATCTGTGTTTTCATCATCTCTTTTGTAGATGATACACGGATACTTCAGTTGCACCGTTGGCGGTGGCTGAAAATATACATTTTTACTGTCCAAGATTTCAACCAAGACTTCTTGGAGATCAAGGCGTTGGGCCATTATAGACACTCCCAAGACTAAGGATTAGGCGGGGGCTCTTGACTTCGACATCTGTCACAGTCCACAGAACCCCCGCCCATCGCACATACTTGATTTTCATGAAGTGTTCGACGGCGTATTCATTAGCTATAATGCTAATGGAGTTTCCAACGGAAATATCATCATTAAGAGACTCTCCAGATTCTATTCGCCTTGTGTTTCGAATAACGTCTCCATAGTAAGAATATTCTATGATTCGATCCACATAAATGCCAGAATCTGGAGGATATTCTACGGAATTACCGTAGCCAATCTCTCCGTAAAACCTAGCCATCTTGACTCCTTAGATTCAGTCGCGAGTGAACGTCCAGCTATCGTCTTCGCTCGTGGAGAAGTAGTAACCGGCCGCCGGGGTGGCGTCGATGGTGATCGAGGCACCCGAGGCGATTGCCGCGTACGGCGAACCTGCTGCGTTGACAACGGTAGCGCCGTTCTTGTAGACGACACCAGTCTGGTTGACAATGGTCAGAACGCCGGTCGTAGTATTGAAGGAAGGCTCGTTAGGAATAACCAGAATATCGGTTCCAGCAACCTTACGGACGACCATCGCGGCCTTCAGCTTGGTCAGCGCTCCAGAGAGGCGGGTCTCAATCAAGTACTTCTGACGGTTGTAGTCGATGTCGAAGTCGTCAAACATGCTGACCTCTCCACCTCGCGTGGAGCCAACCGTGTAATCGGTCGGGTTCACAAGGACGGCAACCAGCTCGGGCTCGTCTTCCATGACCTCAACCGAAACAACCTCAGTGACGCGCAGCTCAGCCGCAAGCTCCTCAAGGTTCTTGTAAATGCGACGACCAAGAGTGTCCTTCAGAAGAAGGAATTTAGCAATGTAGGTCTCGGTGGTGTACATGGTCGGGAGACCAGTGCCGCGAAGGTGACGACGATTCATCACAATAGCGTCGACAATCTCCTGAACAGAGGAGTTGTTATCGTCGATGTTGACGTTGACCTGAGTAGTGTAAAGCTCGTGATCCGAAGCAATCGGGCGAATACACTGGTCGTTGATCTTCTCTTCCGACGCGGGGTCGCGGCCATCGCCGATCAGAATTGCTCGCGCAATTTCTTCATCGAGCATCAGACGCATCTCACCCTTGAGCCAGGCGACAACATCGAAGTCAGTGATGTCGATCATGTCGTCACGATCAAGCTGCTGCTTCTTGTAAATGGTGGTCGGGCTGGTGACTCGCCGAGCAACCGAGAAGAACTCGGTTTTCTTCAAATTGCCTTTGATGTAACCCTTGGCCCGAGCCTCTTCCTCGGTAATGTCAGCCATGAGGGTCTTGATCCGGCTGAACGGGCGCTTGCGAACACCCATCATCACCTTGTCAACCCAATCGGTCCGACGACCAAACCACTCGGGCGTGTCGGTTGCCGCCACTGCATCCGGGAACAGGAGATCGATGTTGGTGATGCCGTGCTGGAGAGCGTAGCTTTCGACCGCGGTCCTCAGCGAGCCGCGAGCCGTGGCGTCAGCAACAATAGCTTCCATATCTGCGTGAGAGAGGATAAGCTCCTCTTTCGTGTCTTTCTTGTCTTCAAAAACATTCGTACGACTCATTTGATCGTCGCCTTTCTGATCTATGTTATCCTGGGCAAGGGTTTTGTCGGTATTAGTATTGTCTTCGGCTTCGGCAGTACTAAGCGCTTCGCCAATCATATAATGAAGAACATCTTTTTGCTTATCAGTCATAGACTCATAAACATCAGCGATGGTTTCTTCTGAGTCGTCTGCCATCTTTTCTGCGTGAGAAATATTGTCTATAACTTCATCAGAATCTTCGGTAGACTCTTCAACATCATCTTCGTCATCATCTTCGTCATCATCTTCGTCACCATCTGACTCATTATCTTCAGTAGACGGAACGTCTACCTCTAGTCCAGTGTAAATAATAGCTTCTTCGTCTAAGACCTCATCTTCAAAATCTGAGTGACGAATTGTAACGTTCTCAATGACAGCTCCTGGATTAGCTCCGCTGAGAACTAAACTGACCTCACGAATTGCGCCATGAAGAACTCGACCCGAGCGCTCAATGAGCTCATTCGCCCAGATTGAAAGGCGGTTTATGTCTCCATGCTCTAAAAGTTCTCGCGTGTGAATAGCTTTTGGTGAGGAATTAAAGAATCCATATGCATAAACCCCGTCAGACCTTGCCTCTAAAAGGGCGTGACCAAGAACGTTTTCGGGATCGCTATGACCGTGCTGCCAAACCAAAGGAACCTTAACTTGATCCTGGTGTTTGAAGGCGTCCGGCATGATTGTTCTGCCATCAGAACATTTAAGCCCTGATTTAGTGGCATAACCGCTAAAATCTGCTTCCATTTTGATTTCCTTTCAAATCAACTTGCCGTCTAGAGAAATTTTGGTTTTTGGCTTCATGTTTTGACCAAAGGCTCTTTCTAAGAGTTTCATAATCGTTTTTAAATTACTCAACGGAGTCTGCCTCATTTAGATTATTGCTAGATTTCTCTAAAGGCATGTTGCTGTTATTAAGCTTATCAGCCTTCTCATCAGGAAACGGCTCAATTCCCATAAACCCACGGATTTCATTTGAGGTGAGAATTTCGTTTCTTGTAAACTTGTCGGCAATCTCAGCAATTTCGCTAACTGGAACAAGCTTGAACGGGTCTTTAAAGTAATAGACCCGCTCTCCTTTAGCTGTACCCATTGGGCCTAAGAATGAGCGTTGCATGGCTTCTGTAATAGCCTGAAGGATTGGGTCTATAGACCGGTTATAATAGTTCAGCATAGTCTTTTCATCGGCAGTGCCATTCATTATGTCTTCAGTAATACCCAATTGACCATACAACATCTTAGTCAAATACTCAATTTGCTGTAAAAGATTATTCTCAGCAGGCCTATTTAGCTGAGTAATCTTTTCAGTTGAATCCGTGTAAGCAATTCCATACTGACTGTCTTTTAACTGCAGTTCAATAGATTCACGTCGAGCTTCTGCTTGCTTTTGTCTTGCCTCGGATTTAATAACATAAGGAAGTTGTATAATAAGGTCAAGTTTTCCAGAACCAGATTGTTCATCAACCGCATCTAAAAGAGTAAGTTTTCTAATAAGCCTTTGAAGCGTCCCGTTTTGCTGATTCATTACTGCATATAAAGGATTTTCGACAATAGCCACATAACGCTTTTCTAGGGTTATGTCTTCTCGAAGTCCGGTTGCTTCGTTGTAGAGATTGACCTTTACGTGTTTTGGATACCAATCAATAATTTCGCCTACTCGAAGAGTATGAATATCAAATTGCTCATTTGTTGTTGGATCTTGCGTAGTATCGACTGGCACAATGGCTGCCGCGCCTTTATCAAACAACGTCATGGCAATATCTTGCCGAAATGCTCGTGGACCCTGATCTAGGTTAGGCTCTAAAGTCAGAGCTTTACTCAAGCCGCTTTCTTTATCTTCTAAATAACGTTCTTCTTTATCTAGCTGAACGTGTTTGAACCCAACACCAGAAACATCTATACTCATTCTTGTATAAATGGAAGTGACGATAGATCGTTCGTTGTAATAGCCTCGGAACCTACTTTGATCTGAGCGAGAAGAATATGACATCCCTCTTGGGGCGCCTACTGTTGACCATACACGATCAGTATCTCGAAAAGCATTCCAAGCACTTCTAAGTTTTTCTAGCACTGCCACTTAGCATCACCTCCTTTTTAAGTAAGTTTAGATGGTTTATGATCAGGAGTAAACTCCGAGCTGGTGAAGGATGGTTCCATCAAACCAAAACATAGCAACGCCGTTTGCCGCGAGAGTAATTTCGGCACCAGTCGGCGTGCTTCCACCAAGGTTGACCGCGCGAGCTGTTCCACCGTTAAACGAAACCGTCGGAGCAGCCGCAGTGTTTCCACTAGTAAACCTAATCGGGACCATAGTATTCGCTGATGGTTCGGCTTCTGCAACGGTCTTAGCCGCAGTTCCAATTGCTCCGGCCGCGGTGTAAGCGCCAATCTTTGAATTTCGACCAGTAACAGGAGTTCCATCCGGATTGAACAGAGCAAAGCGTTCAATAGTCTGATGCTCTTTAAATGCGGCCTGAGTTGAAAGAATTGCCTGAGTAGTTTTCTGATGCTCTGACATTGAGCACTCCTTTTTTTGTGGTTTTATAGTCTAATATCGTCAAATAAAACTGGGCCTTGTTTAAGAGAAGCTTTAACAAACTTTTTCCCTTTAATAGCTGCAGTTTGTCCATCTTTGGTTACGTAAATGGTTTTTCTTGGTTTGGCCAGAGCATATTGAAAAGCGGCGTCTAGTTTTTTTTGATCTATTGTTGCTTGTTTTTTTCGACCACGACGAGTATTTAAGTTTCCGCTTTTTCCTTCAAGTTTACGAAGTGTTTTTTTTGCTGATCTGGCTCGTTGTCGCTTTGAGGCCCCCGCAGAAGCGTAATCTAAAGCTGCGTTTCTTACTGAATTCTTTTTCGGCTTTGACAGCATAGGAGTTCTGTTAGAAATATTAGTTTGTCTTTGAACTGGGTTTGCAAATCTTGGGTTTGCTGCTTTAGCATTTGCTATTGCGCTCCTATTTTGATTTTTGCGAACCCCCCACTTCATTCCTTTGACACCAAAGTGTTCAAGAAAGTCTTCTACTTCTTTATCCATTTTAAAGCCTCAAGTCTTTAACTTTTACTCCTTGTTTTAAAAGCGCGTTAACTACTTAAAAGATACTCAGCAAATTTTTTTCCGGCGACTATTGCGGTAACCATAACCGCGTCTTCTAGTTTAATCTTTCGGTCCGATAGTCCCCATAGGTTTTTTTCTGAACCGGCAAGCTCGTTTTTGTATCTTTCACGAAAACTTTTATTAACGGCCGTTTGTTTGTTATTTGCCTTCGAATTTGTTCGAACGTTTTTATTAGAAACTGCAGCGCCTCGGTTTTGGCGAACTCCCCACTTCATTCCTTTGACACCAAAGTGTTCAAGGAAGTTTTCTGCATCTTCACTCATTCAAAAGCCTCCTTGTTCAGCTTATAGGCAATGTAGGCGTCCATTAGAGCAGAGACATTATCAATCTTTTCTTCAGCTCGCTTTTTTAGAAGCTTGCGGTTTCCATTGGTGTCTTCCAAAGTTATTGCGTTACCCATAGCAAAAGACATAAGTGACTGATCAAAGAGTAGAACTCGCTGCTCAGCTAGAATTTTCAATTCGCCAAGAGGAACAGATTCCGTCTTTGCTCCCTGAATAACCTTTTCGATTCCATACGGACCATTCTCAGTTTCCCAACGCTCAACAAACTCTTTAGCATTGTACGGGTCGAAACCAAAAGCCCGGACGTCGTACTCATTCTGCTCGATGAAGGCTTCTAAGTCATCATAAACTTCTGTCATGTCAAGGACGTTTCCGTCAAGAACTTGCAATGAGCCTTCATCCATAAACTCTTGATACTTTATGCGCATTGCTCCAGGCAGTTTCATCAGAGTCAGTGTCGTGATGTAACTTCGAGTCTTAACGCCAAAAGAACCATTTTGTAACGGAAAAAGGAAAGTGAACGCACAGAAGTCGTCGCCCTGTGAAAGGTCCGCGCCGAGAGCACATGGAACACTCCAGAACTCTCTAGTGCGATGAGGGATGGTTTCTTCGTATGTGAAGAAGTATGTGTATCCCTCCATAGGAATGCCAAACCGCTTAGCTAAAATATCGTTTCTAGATGCAGGAGCTTTCTCAGCTCTCTCAACATCTAGATGATACACGTCATAAGTTACGGTTTTACCAAGATTTGGTTGCGCTTTTAGCCACATAGATGGATCATTAACTTCTTCAAGATCATCTAATCGGTAATGCCAGATTGAAATATGAGGAGCTTGATACTCGCCTTTTAAGATGTTTGCCAACTCCATCTTGATGGTATCGCCAGAGCCATTTCGGACAGTTCCTTCAGAGCTAATAGCTACAATAAGAAAATCGTCCAGTTTGGATGCGCCCTGCTCGATGGCACCGACAACATCTTCTCGAATATCTCCAGATAACCACTCATCAACTGTAGAAATTTTAGGTCGAAGACCCTGAAGTTTATTGATCGCCATTGGACGAACTTCAAGCAAAGATCCAGTCAAGAAATTTTCTACACCTTTTTTAGTTGATGCGAGCTTAACTCGCTCAACGGCAGATCCAGATGTATTTCGAATAGAGCCTTCGGTTAAAAATTTGAACAAAGGACCACGAGCTCTAGTAATTGCTGTACGAAAAGGTGACATTACTTCGTCGGCCTGTTTCATTGTTGGAGCAGTTGTTATCTGATGCGTTGTGGCTGTATCAACATTCAAGAAATATGCTTGTATGCAAGCTGCATACATTGACTTGGCCGCGCCTCGGGCAACGATCAAATATTGCTTTGTAGTGAGGCGTTTCTTGATTAGTTTCTTAACATATTTACCAGCTTCGCCGTTAACCCCTGGTTGATACACGCTTCTTTCAACAAAGAAGTACCAGCCAAAGATTTGTTCGGCCCAAACCTTAAATGTTTCTAGTAAATATAAATCTCCACCATCAGTTAATGTAAGTTCCATCTCACAATATCTAATAAACCCTTCCACCGCATCATCGTCATAATATATGTTAGGGTTCGCTATAAGATCGTCAATCCGATTCATTTCTAAAGAGACTTCCCTATTTACAGGTATGTCTCCTCTGAGAACAGAGTCTCGAAATTCCCCGTAATATCTAGGAACAGCGGTGTTCGATAAAGCCAAATCAACCGCCTCCTTTTATAGCTTTACTTCTTAGGTTTTATTGACTTAGATAGTTTTTCTATTCTTTGTCGGTCTTTGTTTACTTTTATAATATCTTCTCTTGAAATTTCTGATTTTGCTTTTTTGGCCTCTTTTTTAGCGTCTTTAACGGCTTTTTTAGTCTCATTAACCACATTTTTGGCAGATTCTTTACCACTATTACCGACAGGTATATTGAGCATCTTTTGAACTTCATTTTTGATTACTGCTTTTGTTGCTTCTTTAGCAACTTCTTTTGTTGCCTGAACAAAAATATCTTTTGAGGCCCTAGTAAACGCTTCGCCTTTTGTGAGTGGCACCGTTTCTCGGACAAGCTGCGAATACTGCTTTTCTAACTGCATTCTTGCAATCGCCGACTTGAGCTCATCATCAGTCATTTTTTTAGCTGAGGGTTTTGAGCTCGACGATTTAGTTTTTTCTTTAGCTTCCCGTTCTTTGTCTTTACGGGCTTTCCAATTTGAGGCCGACCTAGATTTATCTGGAGCTTTTCGAACGCCCCACTTCATTCCTTTGACGCCGAAGTGTTCAATAATATCTTCGGTAACGCCAGCCGCAAAAACTTCTCCTTGAGCCATAGAACGATTAAGCTCTTCTTGTCTTTTTTTAGCTTTAGCTGCAATGGCACGACCATCAGCTTCTTTTTTTGGAACCGGCTCTCCCCAAGCGGCAGCCGTTAAAGCAAACCGGGTCGGTTCACCTTTTTCGTCGACAAGTGGTGGATAGTCTTTCTGTCCATAAAATCGAAGTGCCCAGCTAATCCACCTTTTTTTATCGGCGGTACTAGCCTTAGTGTAATCTTTAACGCCCGGTTTTAAGTTTCCACCAAATTCTTTTCTTCCGGCTGCAGTTAAACCACCTTTTGGGTCTTTAAGCGGTGGATTACTCATGTCAACTCCGTTTCTTTAAAAGTTCTTAAACGCCATTCATACTCTGAAATTTGTTCATCCATTGCGTTCATCAAAAATGACGTGGTTGGCGGGTCAAATAGTTTTCGAACTTTTAAGAAAATATAAGTCTTGACCAGACTCAACTCTGTATCTGGTAACTCTAAATCTTCCCATATAGTTTCTTCATCTTCAACCAAAACTAAAGGTGTTGGGCCGATTCCTATCTGATTCAAAGTAGCTAAGGCTGAGTTGATGTGAGTTATGATGTCTAAATCAAACGCTTCATAGCCTTCGCTAAGTCCTAGAATTTTTTTCGTGCTAACAAGTATACTAGAATCCATTTGACAACCTCCTTTCGAGTTACCAGAGTTTTGTGTCACCGGGGCTTCTGTTTAAAACAACTGCAGCCAATAAGTTTTTATCCCCATAGTGAATCGCGTTATGCGTTTTGTGGGTCGTCGTTATTAAAAATTCAGGGTCTGTTATCCATGATTCGTCATGAATTATGTCTTCTGTTGTCATTGGGTTAAGATGGTGAATTAAAAGATTACTGTGAATTTCATAACCATCTATTCCAAGATCACATCCATTGTCCCTTAAAATTACATAATTTCGGACTTGTTTCCAGGCATTTGATTTATAAAAACTTTGATTTAGATAACGGTCAAACCCAAAAGTAGAGTGGCCAACACTTCCCTCAAGTTTAAGATACTCAAAACGATCTTCAAATGTTTTAAACGACTTAAGCTCAGAATATGTTTTAGTTTTCATAAGATTATTATTTTATAAATTAAATTGCGTTAAGTTGCGATATGGTAAGTTGAGTATCAATTATTTCCGACTCAATACTAAGTATTGACTCAATATCGCCTACTGATTCTGCAGCAATAAGTTGATTTTGAAGAAATATGAGTCTGGCCGATAGTAAGGTAACCAGTTTTGAAATATTCATTTTGTTTTCCAATCACCAGTAGAGGAGGCAGCGGAAGCACTCGGCGAACGACGCCCTGTTGAGCCACAGGTACTTGAGGCCGTCTTTGGTGGTGACGATCTCCATGCGGTTGCCGATGATCGCTGTCGGTGCGACGTAGGGGTACATCGACCCGCCGTTGACGTTCGCTGTCACCACGTTGAGCGACATGACTCTCTGTGTGGCGTCCTTGTGGAAGTAGATCCGGTCCACGCCGTCGTAGGCCGTCATCGTGCCGGTCGTCAGTGTCTCGGTCGTGGGCGAAGTCGCGATCGGTGACATGCGGTCGGTGGTCAGGTCGAGCCGGTCGAAGCCCGCCAAGCCGCCGCCTCTGGTGGCGAACATGTACCGGCCACGAATGTTGACGTTCGTGGTGCCGAACGCCCAGTTGGCGTTGCAGCCCACAGCCTTCGCCACGCCCTCAAGGATCTGGAACCCGGTGACGTTGGTGGTCGGATTAGCGATCGTTGCGACAGTGAGCGTGTCGGCAGTGTTGCTGGAGATGGAGACTTCGATGGGTGTGGTGCCGGTCGTGAAGATACGGACACGTTTACCTGAGTAGATATTGACCGGCCAGTTTGCACCCGTCTGTGCGAGTGTGGTGGTGCTACCGCCAGAGGTAACACCAGCGTGAAGCACCCCCGGTCCACCAGCGGTGCAGATGCTGTAGCGGCTGACACCGTTGGTGGGGGCCGTGCCGAGACCAGAACCGACGATGGTTAGGGTGGTGGCGGTGTTAGCGGTAATGCGCCCGATCAGCGTCGTTGCGCCACCCGTCGTTCCGCCCGTCGCAGCAGTCTGAACGTACAGGAAGCGTCCTGCGTGCTCGTCGGTCTGCCACGCCTTCGTGGCGTCAACCAACGTTGTGACCGACTGGGCGGTACCGATTGCGGGCGAGCCAGAGCCAGCGAGGGAGTAGGTGAACGTCGTAGCCGAGGGCACCGTCGCGATGTTGAAGGTGCCGTTCAGCGCCGTGGTGGTCGTAATGCCAGCAACGGTCACCGAGTTACCGACACGGAACTGGTGCGGATGAGAGGTAGTGACCGTTGCTACGTTTGTCGCCCATGTAGCCGAAGCGATCGACACCGGCTGATGCCCCGCCACGGTAGCGGAGGAACTGCGGGCGATACCCCAATCGACCTGCCGACCCAACGTGGTGACGGTCGACTCCAGATTCATGATCGGCAGGGCGGCGTTGCCGCCGTTCCACATGAACATCTTGTCGGGGTCACCCTGAATGACATACACGCTGTCGGTGCTTGGAGTAACATCCCATCTCCCGTAGATGCTCAGTACTGTCGCCGTGTTGGAAGCGATCGTGCGAACCTGACCGGCACCCGTTCCGTGGAGGATACGAACGGCGTAGTTCTTCCAGCGGTTCTCCGCCCACGTCTTAGCCGCGTCGGTGAGCGACCCAAGCGTTAGTGGACCTGTCGACGGCTGAGCAGCGGCGGTTGCCGTCCCGGCGTCGAAACCGAGGATCATGTAACGGCTCGTAGCGTCCGGGTGGGTGGTCCACACCGGGTCGACCGTCAGGTCGGTGGCGGTGTTGGAGGCGATCTTGCGGATCTGGCCGACACCCGTGCCCGAGAAGATGTACACCCAGTAGTTCTGCCACTGGTTGACTTGCCACGCCGGGTTGTCCACGCCGCGTGTGGCGTCGACCAGTGTGTGGTTCGTGCCGCCGGTCGCCCTGCCCCGCTCCCAGATCGAAGCGTTCTCCGACATGCGCTCAAGGCTCATGTCGGTCGCTGCGGCCAGCAGAACGTTCGTGCTGGCGGGCATGATGTACCACGTGTCGGTGAGGATGTCGTACATTTGATGCACGAAGAACGGCGCAGCAGCCGTCGAGGTGACCATCGAGATCATGCCCGACTGGATGCGAAACACCGAAGCGTCGGTGGGCTGCACTCCCCACGCCGAGTCGACGGTGAGCACCTGTGACTCGATCGTGAACGACGCCTGCAAACCGTTGGTGATGACCGGAACGGGGGCGAAAATGCCGGGGTTGTTGTAGGGCTTGTTCTGCTGGGTCGTGTCACCGAAGGTCAGCACCGTCGCGGTGTTGGAAAGGATGCGGCGGTACTGGCCGACGCCGGTGCCCGACACGATGCGGGCGGTGTACCCGGCGTACTGGTTGACGCCCCACGCCCGCGCCGTGTCAGTGAACGACAGCGAACCTTGCGTGTTCGTGACGGTCGTGACGACGCCAGTGTCATGCACGGTCGGCTCAGCCACACCCGTGATCGTGCGACGCTGACCGGCACCGGGACCGCTGACGATCACCACGTCGTAGCCGAGCATCGCTTGAGCGGACACTGCCGGGACCGTGAGCGTGTTCGCTCCTGCGGTAATCACATTGCCTTCCGGCCCCATACCACCCATCAGCTTCATCGATGAGTAGGTCGTCAAGGCAACCGGAGGCGAGGTCAACTGCTGGTACACGTCGGTGAAGGTGTCATAACGCCAGAAGTTCGTCGAGTTGAGCAGGTAGTAGATGTACCTGCCGTGCTCGGTGCTGAGGAAGTTGGGGTTGTCTGCCGAACAGGTGGACGAGATCGCCGACGACACTGCGGGGGCGAAGCGGGTCCACTCCCATGTCGGGAGGTCGACCTGTCGGGTAAGGGTGTTGGAGGTCAGGGTGGGCATGATATGTTCCTCAGGTAAATTCTAAACGTGGGCGGATAGACATGGCGTAGGTCTGCTTGGCGACGTTGATGTACATCTCACGATCCATGCCAGCGAGAGCGGTCTGTGCGGCCACGTTCGTGACGCTGCTGACGGTGCTGACGGTGCTGACGGTGCTGATGGTGCCGAGCGTCAAGGAGGCGCTGATGGCGTCGAGCGTGACACGCTGGCGCTGCTGCCCGTCGACCACGGCGTTCGACTCCAATAATTTTACAACCCTACTTAATAAAACAATAAGATTATCAGTACGATCCGCTTCGACTGGGATCTGACCTGACTCAAAGAAAATATCATTACCTGCCGCATCCACAAGCATGTGTTTGGGAGTATGCACATTATTACTCAGAACTGTAGCAACAGAAGTGTCTGCTCCAGTTCCGTCTTTGATTGATAAGGGCATGTTTTCATCTCCTTAGAAAACGATAGGAATATACTGTGAATTGCGAGAATCACTGAAGTCAAGTGTTGGAATATAAACTGGTGGTGGAGGCTCTTCATCTCCAGTTAGACTAATATATAGTGTTACTATACTGTCTGTATTCAAAGATTTGAACCAGGGATTCGCCTCCTGCGCTGAGCTTCCATCACTATAATTTAGGTTTAGTAATGTTTCTGATTTTTTTGGGTAAGCTAGAGCATTAAACCAGGATAATTGTTGTTGAATGTCATAAACACTATTTGCCAAATCGTGCGTGTTTGGCGTGACGAACTCAGAGTAGTTAACGCCTTTTGCAGTTAAAGCTGTTTTAAGCGCTGCTTCATGTTCCCAGTGAACTAAGTAATCTGCTGTTCCACGTTCATAAGCAACTGGACACAGATTTGATAAAGAATTAAGATTTATATGATCGGCAATACTTTGTGTAGGGAACGTTGGTGAAGTTAAAGTACCGTTGGCATGTAGACCTTGAAACCAGCGATAAGCAAGACGGTTTATAACTGAACCAGCATCTGGGTGTGACGGGTCCCAAGACCTAGCTAAATCAAGATCAACTGGAGCGCAAAACACATAAGCTCCAATAAAGTCTGGATCTTCTCCATTATAGCCGCTTCCCCAAGGTAGCTCGGCTAGAGTAGCCCCAAGTATTGTCATCTTGTTTCCAGCAGAGTCTGTCTCTAGGTTTTTTGTCATTGCCGCGGCTAAAGCTATATACCCGCCAGCAGAATAACCAGTGGCAAACATTTTATCTGGGTTAATTTTTAGACTCTCCGCGTTATCTCTCATATATGCTGCGGCTAATTTATAGTCTATAATAAAACTTGGGTATCTACCCCCGACATTGCCTGTTCCATAAGCTGTGTAAGGAGCAACCACGCTATTTGAGTCTGTTTTCACATATTGAATAGATGCAATAGCATACCCAGCGTTAAGCATGTCTGTTTTCCAATTTTCTGGAAGAACACTTTTATCTTTTTCAGAGAAGAATCCTGGGTGAGCCCAACAGACAACCGGCCATCCTCCAACCGGAGGGGTTGGCCCAGGTAGGTAAAGATCAAATTTTCTATTGTAGTTTAATGGACTAGACGCGTAAGATATGTTGAGAGTTTCTTGTGGGGTTCCAAATGGACTAGAGACGGTAGAACTAGTAGAAAAAGTTGCAGGATTTACGTTATAAGAACCTTTTGGTGATTCATCCCATGACGGCGCCCCAACAGCGGTTGTCGATGCTGGTGTTACCCCGTTTTGTGGATTAGAACGGAACTTACCGCCTAAATTATAGTCATTATGAATTTCCATTTGGGCAAAGTGAAATTGAACAGGCCAATAGCCAGCATTGAGATAACCAAACAGCATGTTATCCCAAGAAACAGAAGAAACCGTTTCAGATACCCCGTTAATCGGAGTAAGATTGTCTTCTAAATATACTCTCCAAACAAGGTTATTTGTTCTGTTTGGGTCAGCTTGAATTTCAATTCTATAAGCCGATGTTGCATTTGGTAAAGAGACGCTACTTCCCGAAGCCGTTCTAATTATTCTATCCGGGCTGGCCGCTCTGGCATAACCTATGTTTGTTGTAGAGCCAGTTCTAAATGCCAAAAATGTAACCGCTGACGCTGGTGTTTGTGTCTTTATGTAGAATCGAGCAGACCATGGTCCGGTTACTGCGCTTGGAGTCGGAATGGGTTTGTCGCTTGGAAAGACTCTCCAGTAAAAGAGATCGCCACCGACGGCAGAGTCTAGCGCGTGAAGCGATTTTAAAACTCGACCATTTGACATTGTAAAGGACGATGTTTCCAACCGAGGAACTGACGCTAAAGTACCTAAAGTAGAACCAGTAACTCCGGTACCAACATCATCAAACCCATTTGCCGTTGGGCCTGCGATTTGATTGTTGACTAATCCGTTTCCTTGCCACCTAAATATGCAAGCCATTACGTCACCGCAATGTATCGAACCATAGACCCAGCTTTTGATGTGATAGCTGAGTTGGCAACCTCAGAAGCAAACTGTGCGGTTAACGTTCCATCTGCAGTTGGACGGACAAACCCCTCAATTGTCGCAATGTTGCCAGCGACGTTGGCTGGAGTGGCGTTGGCTGATCCCGGTCCTTGATACGTACTAGCGAGTTCGTTAACGGTTCTCGTCGATCCTGTAAGTGAATAATCAGAGCGGTACGCCAACTCATCCTGAGTAGGACCGTTAATGGTAAAACGAGCGCCAGTGGTGGAAGCAGCGGATGTCCAGAAGATAAAGAACTCAAACCAATAACGAGTTCCACTGACGACGGGAAAACTAAGACCAGTAATATCAGCAAGTGTGTTGAGTGTTGGGTTACTATTTACTACGTCGGAGCCAAGAACAACTGTCGACCATCCTACAGCTTTTACATTTTGAGTCGCTGTAACTAGGGTTTTTAGAGATCCAGCAGCGTTATACGTTTGAAAACCATACCCCTCGCCGTACTCAATGCGCTCTGCCGGGCCAAGGACAACCGAAATAATGTCAAAGTTTGTCGTCCCATCAAAAATATAAACTGTAACTGTATGAGTTATAGTATCAGTATTTAAGATAGACGCAAAATCAATCACTCTTTGGCTGCTTGCTGCTGGGGCTGAGGCAATTTCAACACCAGTTGTACCGTTAGTGCTCGCGAGCGTAGTCCCAGGAGTAAACTCGGTAGTAGTTGTAGTTCTCCAACTAGTAACGCACCGCAAAGCAGTTGTTGTGTGCGCGGAAGATAACCGGACCCTTAAAGACTCATTGGTTGAATCTAAAATTAACATCTTAAAAAGCTCCTTGTTCTTGCTTGAGCATCTGAAATACGAATACCATCTCCAACTCGGGTATAGTGCCCAATATAACCAGTTGGGACTGGCGCAACTGCGCTCAAGTTTAAAACACCATCAAAGAAATATGTAGATGATGTTACCGCGGTTGCAACTAAGTTAAGATCGGTGATTCTATAGCTTTGATTCGCTACTAATCCACTAGAAGTCGCCGAAGATATAATCGATGCCAGTGTGTGAGTTGGTAATAAAGAACTACCCCCTCCGCCGCCTGTGGCTTTTACTTCATTAATTGCCGCGACGACAGAAGTTTTATCAGTCGTAGTTAAACCAGAAAGTGTTCCAGTGCCAGAGCCCGTTATCAATGTGCGAATAGTTTTAAATTCTGTAGCAACGCGAGTGGCTAAACTTGAGACCCCTGTTGCCAAACTCATTACGCAAGACCTGTTTCAAAGACTGTAACAAAGTTTGTGGTGTGATCGCCTAAAGCTGTCGTGGTTGCCGTAGAGAGAGGTTTGTTAGCATCAGAAGTATTGTCAACGTTACCAAGCCCGACATCAGACTTGGTCAAAGTGACGGCGCCTGTCCTGCCCGCGACTGAAGTAACGTCTCCACCAGAACTCAACTGAACCCAGTTTGCTAATATAGTCGGATCGTCCACCGAAAGAACAAAGGTACGGTTGATGTCTGAGCGAACCGCAATATCACCTCGCTGAGCAGTCAAGGCCAACATAGCAGACTGACTGGCAACCACAAAAGTGTCGTTTATAGCTAGTGGAGGAAAGACCGAAGTAGGAAGAGTCCCTGTCGTTATGTCAGAAGCTGACCCACTTGTGGCGACAGCAGCGAGACCCAAAGAAGTTCTAGCCGCAGTAGCATCCGCAGAACCAAGAAGGGTTCGACCAAACACCCCCGAGGTGACGCCAGCTAATGTAGTTAAGTTTGCACTTAAAGGCTGCGCCCAAGCGGTAAGCCTCTGTGTTAACTTAAGAGGAGTAATTATTCGAGCGTCGTCCGTGCCTGTGGTTGTTTCGGCTTGCGTCGCAATCTCCGCAATACCTTTAACAGATTCTGACGCGTCTGCTGGAGAGCCCGAGTTGCCCGCTTTAACTTCATTGATCGCAGCTACAACTGAAGTTTTGTCAGTCGTAGTCAGACCGGATAGAGTCCCAGTTCCAGAACCTGTAATTATGGTTCTGATGGTTTTGAATTCGGTAGCGACCCTAGTCGCTAAGTTACTAACGTTTGTTGCTAAAGACATCAGATCAATCCATTCTCAAACAGTAAAGACAAACTGGCTATATCATCATAGGCTGGGTGTGGAGTTGCCGAAGACAAATGATTTTGAAAGTCAGTTGCTAAAGAATAATCACCAGGTAATCCTACTGGCCCAACTGGACCCGCGTTTACAAGACTGACTACACCAGCTTTACTAACGAAAATCTTTTGCGTCGCGACTACGACTTGGATTTCGTTTTGAAATGGATTGCTCATGAAGTAACCACCTTCTTAAACGCCACCTTGAGTGGCTCTTTAAAGACAGGTAGAAAAGCTCCAGAGCTTTCTCGCTTGAGATCCATATAGCCGTACTTTTTTTGTACGTCTTCGATTTCAGACTCCGGTAAAATCAAAGTGAGCTCACCATCAACACCGTTTGTTGTAAAATTTACTGTCCAAGTAGAAAGTAAAGGTGAGGTGTGATCAATTTCTTCTCGTATCTCACTGGTTATTGTATCTTGAGAAACATCGAACCCAAGTCCAATAGAGACAATGTTTGTTCTATTCTTGTAGATTATAAGTTCATTCTCCATAGGACTCCTCCTCAAACATCTCTTGCCCAGCATAAGATTTCATAGCCATAAGCGCCTGAGAATATAGCTCTTCAATCCGTTTAGCCGATGCCATCTGTTCCATCTTAGCCTCAAGAAGTCTGTTTTCTCCAGACAAACGCTCTTGTTCAAGTTTTTCTCTAGAAGATCCAAGCTTTAAGTAGTGCGTTATTACCTGAGAAGAAGCTGTTCCGTCAACTAATTGCTTTTCTGCCAAGTCCACAGCCAGAGAGATAAGCTGATTCTCTCGCCCTTTTTCTGTGTCTGCTGGGCGTTTTTTACGTCGTTCTTGTTTTTTTAACGCCATATATCTCTCCTCTCTGTAAACATGTGACCCCGACTGAGGTTCAAGCGCCGGAGGACACGCGATCCAAATCAGTCGGGGTCACGAATTTTAATAAACTAATCGTAAGTCGTTTAGGTTTATGGTGAATTCTTTAATGTTAGTGTTCTTTGCCCAGGTTCCTGCTTGCGTTAGTATAGCAGTACTATTACCGCGGTCAATGTGACGAACACCGTAAGTAACAAGAGCTTTTGCCCTAGCTTCACACTCTCCTCCTTTAGAAACCATAGACAAATAAGATTTAGAGTTCGGGTCTAATGAGTACCAGGCTCCACAATATGGAAGATTTAAAACGTCTTTAAAGTTTTGAGCAAATTCTTTTGACCCGTCTCCACCAATATAGTCTTTAGTTGTCAGTGCTTGAACATGTGGATTCTTATCTGAGTTTACTCCCCAAATATAGGCTGAGCCAGGAAGACCAGCAGCAGTAACTGCGACGCCATCTATAAGTCTTCCATTAAACCAGGCTCCGCGATTAAGTGCTTGTTGTGGAAATCCTGCTGGTAAGATGCCCAGGTCTTGATCAAACTGTATCAACTCGTGTACGACTTTGTCCGGACTCATGATAATGCACCGTTTGTCGTATTGCGGCGTTGGATACGCAGTGATCCAATAGCGAGAACCAGCCAGAGGTAGCGGCAAATTTGATTTCCATTGATTATGCCGCCCATAACCACTACCCCAAGTGACTAACCGTGTCTGTTCTTTACCTAGTTGCATGGGGGTTCCTGATCCAACCCCTTCGTGATTGACTCGCCCCGGGTCGGACTTAATAGTTTCTACCGAGTTTGTTCCCCAATTTATTGAAGTTCCTTGATTTAAAAGAACCTCTTCAACTTTTGATCGGTCTTTGTAACAATCTACAAACTCGCCAATTGGTTGTGAAAAGTTTTTCCACGCAGTGATGTTGTTAAAGAGTCTTTCTACCGAACTGATTCTTTTAACTGACACGACGTATCTTCTTTCTAGGCTTCTCCATCACGAATTTTAGCTAGAGCAATACAGGTCCACCACTTCGTTGAATCCCCAAAAATGCCTGCGGCGTCATTCACAGGAAGTTTCATCAACCGACATTTGTTCTGCCACTGAGAAACCGCTTTTGTTGTAGAAGGACCGTACGACCCGTCAGTAACTAGTTTGGAGTTTGTGATGAGGTTGAGCGCTTCCTGAATAGATTTAACATCTTCTTTGTTTGTGTTGTCTAACGGCACTCTGGTTTTTACAGTAGAGATTTTGTTAAACACTAAACCTGCCATGTACCTACGAAAAGCGACCCAGTCAAACTTGGGCTTTGTTTCGATGTAGCCTAAAATACCAGACCGACGATAAAGTTCCCAAACTCCACCTCCAGTTCTTGAGCCACCAGAATTAGTGTTACCCTCGATGGTCCAGATACGCCCATCGTTTAACTTGGCCTTGACAATACCAATGTGGTCCGGCCGATTAGTAAACTGAAAAATGATCATGTCCCCAGGCTTTGGGTTGTATGACCCCCTTGGCCGCCACTGACCAGTCTTCTTAGCATGAGCAACCATGGTTGGAACGTAAGCGCATCCCTTAGAAGTCTGTAGAGGAGGAAAAGGACTTCCAGCTTTCCAGAATAACCATGACATAAAGATGCAGCACCAAGCAACACCATTCCAACCGAACCAAACGCCATACTTTTGGCGGTTACTATTCCTTGGGTGTTCGACCGTGCCGACTTCTCTTTGCGCAATATCAAGAATTCCGTTTCCTACTTCAAACATTGATGTCCTCCGTTACGTTCTGCACTGGTTGATCACCATCATCTTCCGTTGGGGACTTGTCGATGTCGCTTGGAATCTCGTTTAGGATCTCCGCGGCAGCAAAAGTCTCTTCCGAGTCTTCATCAATAAACTCTATCTCGGTCATAAGTTCCTCCTGGTCTAAAAACATTGTGGGAAAAGTCCCCGCGGGGCAAAATATGAGGGGCGGGCGATGAAGAGGG